GGTTCGTATGTAAGTGCATCAAGTGTCATAAACCATTTACCTGCTCCATCTTTTACAAACTCTAATCTACAAGCACCATTTGTGTACCCATTTAAAGCATTGTATTGTTCTGTATTTGGATGTAAAACTATCATATTAAACTAAATTTGTCATATAAGTATTAATTGCGTTGTATAAGTTTGTATTCAAAGTTGCATCACCTCCAGAAGTGACTAAAGAAGCTCCCATTCCGTAAACAGAAATTGTGTGAGTTCCGTAATTTGTTAATGACCTAAAAACTAATTGAGGCGTTGTACTTAATGATGAACTATTACTAGTTCCACTTACACTTAAATTTGTATTTTGAAAGACTCTTATTTGATTACTTGCAGGTCTGTTAATTGATTTTAAACCAGCTCCTGATAAAGCACCAGTAGCATTACTTACTGTTCCATTGTTGATATTTTGCGGTAGAGTTCCATCAAAAGTAAGTCTATTCGCTGAGCTACCACCCACACCATCGATAGTTCCTGTACCAGCAGTGTGTATCCAAGCAAACCTACTCGCATCATTTAGTTTATATTCTCCTATATTAGTTGATGGACTAAGGTTGGTTGAAACGTTCGCTGTGCTAGAAGCTGTAAGCCCATTATTTGTATTAAAAGTTAATGGATTGTTTAACGTTGCTTGATATGACGTGGGAGTTTTCCAATTCAATGTAGCGAAGTCTCTGTTACCATTTGTTCCAGTTGCAAAAACATAAAAAACATCCAATTTAGTCCAAACACCACCTGCTTTTAAATCTAAAACTAATTTATTTTGTACTATTTGTTGCGCATACGTAGGTACTGAATATCCAAGATTGTTAGCTCTAGTCAATACAGCTTGATAATCTGCATCAAAACTGCTACCACTAGGCTTATTGTTATTCTTCCACGCTACCCCTATTCCTAGACCTATCATATTAGTATACTAATAATACGCTGCTAGCAGGTATGTTAACAGCTGATGTTATTGATGTAACTATAACAGGTAAAAAGCTACCACTAGTTATACCAGTAAAAGTAACGTCACTGCTATTACCAACTGGTCTCACTGTTATCGATGTTGTTGTTAAACTAGGGTCTGTTACCGAACCTATATATATCGCGGCTGATTGTATACCTGTTGTTGGAAAAGCAGATATAGTACCTACTCGTGTTGCAAAATCTGGTTGATTTCCGTATTGTCCCATTTCTTATTTATTTTTTATTTGTTAATTTATTTTAGCAATTCCATTTGTCCAACGCAAGTTTCTTTCTTGTTGGTTCTCCATTGGGTTTTTTCATAGGCCCTGGCATTCCGGACATTCTAGCACAAAAAGATTTACGTCTCTTAGCATCCTTACTGCCCGGTTTTAATTCCGATGGTTTTTTAGTAACCGCCGTTTGCAATTTAGATCCTGGATTCTCTCTTCTATAACTAGCTACGCCTTTAGCATTCAATCCACCTTTAGGATCTTTACCTTCTTTGCGCGCCCAAGCGGCTGTTTTTTTTTGACTGAAAGGAGGTCTTGTGCCTTCTCCTCCAACCGGTTTACCCCAAGCGTCTTTAAGACCTTTATACATATCCACCGGATTGTCGACCTTTTTAGGTTTAGGCTTTGCTGCAGGTTTTGCAACAGGCTTTTTTGGTTGGCTCTTCGCCTTTTCGCTGCCAGCGTATTTTTTAATTTCTCTAGTAGCTACTTTTCTATCCTGCATAACAGGTGATTTTTTAGCCATTGCTCCACAATAGCATTTGCCTTTACATTTACATGCCATATTATTTCTTTTATTTATGATACATTACTTTTTTAATCTTGTACTGTTCTTAGCTGGATTATAAACGAAGTCTTCATCAGGTCTACCGCTTTCTTTAGAAGCACGGTCCTTAGCTCTCTCCTCAGCAGTCATCGCATCTCTTTTTCTACCCTTAGCCGTTAGCTCACCTGAATCCGTCAAATCACCCCTCTTCTTTAATATACCTATAGCTAATCCTCTGCTACCAACCTGGGCTATTAATCTATCAATCAATTGACCTCTCCCTTGAAACATTTGCGTGGCCATAGTTATCTTTTTTTATTTTTATTTTTATTAGATATAGCTTCACTAACCTGATCTCCTGCCGCTGTTGCAGCAGCTGGGGTTAATTTAGAATTTTTAACAGCTTTAACAACTTTAGATACTTTAGACGCTTTCGGAGCGGCTTTCTTAACAAGGTTAAGACCGGTTTTTACTGCAGAAGCTTTACCAACTAAAGGAACGGCTGAAGCAATATCCAAAGCATCTTTAAGTAATCTATCTTTTTTCCAATCCCCTGTTGAAGCCATCATCCCTATATGTTGAAATCCTCTCTTTGCATCTCCCCAGCTTGACATTCCTGTTGGATCTGCCATATATACGTTTGGCTTATTTGTAGTTTCATAATCTTGTACCTTCTCTAAATTTTCCATTTTTTGCTTGGCCTTATATTTTTGAGAATCTTTTGACCCAGTTATATCTTTACCGTTTTTTGTTACCTTATAACTAGTTTTACCAGAGGGGCTTAGCGTAGGAGTCTCTTTATATCCTTTTTGTTCCCCAAATCTTTTCTTAGTATATTCTTCGAAAGATTGAGTTTTACCGTTTTTCTGTCTCAGTGGAGACTGTGATCTTAGTTTAAATGCCATGTTATCTTGTTCTATATTGTTTGCCACTCTCTGATTTGGTGCCTAAACCATCGTTACCTCTATTCTGAGCAGGTGATTCCCATCTCTGATTCTTATGGTCCCAATCCATTCCTTTAGCAGCACCAGGATTAGCTCTACGTCTTCTCTGTGCATCAGCCTTCTTAGCCTTACGTTGATCAGTCTTAGCATAAGCAAGATCTCTCTCGGCTTTAGCCTTAGCAGCCTTAGGAGATAACTTCTGTTTTAACAACGGTGATTGCGATCTTAATTGAAACATAATTTTACACTTTAATATAGTATATACTATTACGCATCGACAAGTAATTTTACGGTGCATAACTAATAACAAAATAGTGACAATAGCCTACTATTTATTAACTTAATCAGCTAACGTCACACTGTATATAATTTTATATTATATTACCAGTGGAATAAAAAATGTATTGTTAGATATAAAGGACTAAGGGGTTATATACTACAATTGAACTTTACTTTTTAAAAAGAAAATGAATCTGATTTTTAGCCCCCGGGTATGTGATTTTGAAATTGATGAAAAAGTTTTGCCTTTTCCTGTGGTACATCGTAAAGTATCTAGATATCCATGTATTACTAGTACTTATGTGTGTATTATGCTTGCTAGTTAACAGATGATGTGTGTTTGTTATGATTAGATGATGTGTGTTTGTTATGGATTATGGTTATAGTACATACAAGCGGAGCGAAGCGGAGCGTATAGCATACAGTATAAACACGGAGATATATTGATAGTATAATAAAACACTTTTTTTAAATTTATTTTTTATATTTATATATATTATTTACAAGATAAATACGGGGATATAATGATAATATATATGAAATCAGAAAGTAATAAATATTAAATATTAAATATTAAATAATAAATAATAAATAAATAATAATAATAATAATAAATAATAATAATAAATAATAATAATAACCTTTAAATTAAATAATTATGGAAACAAGAGATTTATTTCACGAGGAAATGTACAGTTTATTAATGGAAGAAATTCACAGAAGTAACTATGGTCTTATTAATATCACGGTTAATGATGAGGTCTTATCCTTTATTGAAGACATCGCCGGATTATTAATATTAGATGATGAGACCCATGTGGATTATTTATTCAGAATCTATGACTACTACTTTGATGACAGTAAATGGGATGAGGTCTTATGACCTTATCCTTTAAAAAAACAACTAAAATAATAAATAACAATTAAATTTAATTACCATGAGAGATTTATCAAAACACAAAGGAACATTAACATTTGCACTTGAACCATTAATATCAACAATGTCATCAATGGATGTTAGTACAATAAGAACTAAATTTTTAACAATACTTGTTGATGATGAAGTTAATATGTCAGATGCGACAAGAAGCAAATGGATTGATGCAATCAACCGATGTAAAAATAAAGATCAACAAATGAAAGCAATCACAAATGCTTACTTAGCAGGATCAGGATTAGGGGTTAATATATAACCCTTAATTCCTTTCCAATAGCTAATTGCTATACGTGTGGCCTGGTTCTGAAATAAGACCGGAAGAGTGGACTCCGTCACGGCTATATGCCAACGATCCCCATAATAGCGCGGAGCGGAGCGGAGCGTATAGCATACAGAACGAATACGAGGTGCTTCTGATAATATAGAAAAACACTTTTTTTAATTTTTCCCCGCGTATAGCATACAGACCTAATACGGAGAGTAAATGATAATATATATGAAGTTAAAAAGTAATAAATACTAATAAATAAAATAATTAAAGTAGTCTTACAAGACTAATACGACAAGTAAATGATAATAATAATGAAGATAAATAATAATAATAATAACTAAATAAATAAAATTATGAAAAGTTTAGACAAAGAATTACTAAGAAGAATTGAAGAATTACGTGACTTTTGTGAAACAAATGGATATCCATTAAGCGAAGTCTTAGAAGAAGAATTAGAATATTATAATGACGAGTTTACAGAATAAATACGACGAGTTAATGATAATATAAGTGTAAATAAATAATAACAATCTAAATAATAAAATTATGGCAAAGTCAAGTAAAGTACAAGAAGTACAAGTAGAAGAAGTAGTAGTTGCTAAAACTAGCAAAGAATTAATAGCGGATGCAATCGCATCGTTAAGTCCAGAGCAGTTGGCTCTAATCTATCCACCGATCGAACGAGCCAACTTTGTAGTCCGTAAGTCATGGTTAGGTCGTAATCAAATAATAACATTCGTTAACAACAAGAATCAACGAATAACTTACAATCACGACGATGTATTGAATGTAATGTTGCCAAAGTTATCTATCATGCCATGTTGGATTAAGCGCGAATATTGGTCACAATCAACGGATATGCCGGCTAATGTTAGACACTTAGCGACTATTGAAAATCTAGAGCCTACTGAAAAGTAGGTTTCTAGACCCTAACGGGTGCTATACATACAAACCGAATACGACGTTCAAATGATAATATATATGAAATTAATAACAATTTAAACTTTATAATTATGAAAAATTTAGTTAAAGCTAGCGCTTATTTAGGCAATTTAGGTTCTTTATCAAAAGAAGAATTACTAAGATATATCAACCAACATTGTTATGTTGATAGAACGGATTACAATGATTTAATAGACAAACTTGATGTACAATTAAGAAAGTTATACAAAATACAACATGCCTTGGAAGAATTAGGTCTTGAATGGGATAATAACCTTGATGCTAGTATAAAAGAACAATTTGTAGAAACCTACAAAGATTCTTTAAAAGAGGAACATTTAGATAGGATATTTACCTTATAGCGGAATTGCTATACATACGGGATAAATACGGCGAACAAATGATAATATTAATGTAACTAAAATAAAGTAACCATGACAAAACTACAAGAAGACATCGTAACATTAAGCGTTTTAAGCTTCTTTGGAGGCGTAATAGTAACAATCGGTATAACTACTGTAACAACAATGGAAAATGAGATCACACGTCTCGAAAATGGCTCACAACGCACACATTTTGTGTGGAATGATGATGAGGAATCAATACCAAGAGATGGTGCAACGATCCGAATCGAAGATACCGACGGCGATACGATCTATTTAGGTCCAGATCCTGAGCATGATGATGCACAATACCAATTCACGGTTACGGATGACTCAATTAGCGTACAAGATTTCGATCGATACGTTGGAACGGTTAAAATAGAAGGACAACTAGAAAAATTAATAAATGATGACAACGAATAACGACCATTAACCATCGCAAACACCCTCGGAGAGGGTATAGCATACAGAGGTAATACGGTTTTTTACTGATAATACATACGGGCCTGACTTTGAAATAGCGTCGGAAGAGTAGACTCCGTCCTACACTATATTTATGTAACATAAAAAGTGTGACGTTAGCCCACTATATATTAACTTAAGCCCCTAATGTCACCTTTTTCCGGATATTCGGGGCGCCACGGTACTTTTTCCTCGTAACTTACCCGCGAAGCGTATAGCATACAAGACTAACACGAGACCCCATTGATAATATATGTGTAACAAACGAATAAATAACTAATTATGGACAAAGTAGTAACCACCGAAGAGTACATTGAGTACCTAAATTTTATCAACGACTTCAACGAAGGCTTGGTATGACTACGTTTCTTGTAGAGAGATAGGGTATTACCATATAAGTACTTTTATTTCTTATAAATGAAGTATACCCTTTTACAAGACTAATACGATAGTGTATTGATAATATAAATGTAAGTATAACAATTAAATTTAAACGATTATGGCGAATTATTCTAGTGCCTTTAGGCTTGTAGTATTAAGATTGAAATTTGAGTTCTTAGAAGCGGCGAAAAGTGCCTCTTATGTACTAAGAAGATAATGTTTAACCCCTAAAAGATAGTAATATGACGATGCAAGAAGCTTGTGAGTACAAAGAACGTACCCGTAAATTTAGGAATAATGCACATTTAGAGTTGGTTCGATCGACTTATGGTGAAATCCGTGGCTTTACGGCGAAAGAGAGTAGTAAGGTAGTTACTCGAGGTAAGTCGGTATTTCGTAAGGGTAAGACCCATGCATTTACGAGATTGTGGAACCACAACAATGTACCGATAGATTAATGTGTTTACAAACATAATACGATAGAGTGTTGATAATATAAGTGTAACAAATAAAAATATAGTGATATGAATTTAGATTTTAGAAAATTGAGTAGAGCTCAACAAGTTGAAGCGATAGATGAAGTATTAACACAACCTAATTATGGTCCTGCATTCTTAGCGTATTTGATCGCTGATGAAAGTTACGATGTATACGGTTGGTTTGACTTTGCAACTTCCAAACGAGGTGGTGGTTATTGGGTAGAATTAAAGTATGAATTATTAAGTAAAGAAAACTAATATGAAAAAGTTTAACGGGTTCGAAGCTCACTTAATTGAGCAAGGTTTAAAAATGTATATTACCGAAATTATCAATGACATTGTTAATGCGGAAAAAGATGGTAGACGGCCTCTCATGACCGCGGGTTATGTTCGTATGCTTGAGCGTGATGCCTTAGAGAAATTAAAAAGTTTAACCTTAAAAGAAAAGTAATATGGAGAAAGATAATGTTTTAGTACAAAGTACGCAAATATATCGTTGTAGTAGTGACGATAGAGTAGTGATAGTCTTTAAGGAATATAGTGCTATCACCGGTATTAACTATGCCCAAGATAAGACTCTCGCTTTAGATGAATTCTTACAAACGTGGGGTAAACCGGATAAAGATTTAACCGACTTCTACCATAGTGTAAAATACTTATCTAAGGGTAGAGACTTGACGGAAATTGAATTAATCAATGAAGTAATATGGGCACATTTTAACTATAACGATAACTATAAATACAATGATAATAAACATAACAACTAGCGAAGCAAATGTAATTCAAGTGGCTATTGACCATTTGTATGATGACCACACGGATATATTAGCGGATGCTATACGAACCGGAGACAACGAACAAGTTCAAATGTCATACCATATACAACGTAGTATTAAGGAAATCCATGAGGAAATAGAGTATCAATTAAACTTACATAAAACAAAGTAATATGAGTGTATATCCAGTAACAAAAGAATATAGTGTTGAAGTTGTTGAAACACTTATTAGAATAGTAACCGTTGAAGCAACGAGTGAAGAGCAAGCCGTAGAGTTTGTAATGTACGACTATAATAACGCGGAATTGGTATTAGATAGCGATGATTTCTTTGATGTAGAATTTGAAATTGTAAATAGAGATTAATATGGCAAATAACATAACAATGGATTCGGTACATGCCTTTATAGCCGGTAAACCGTTTCGAAGAGAAAACATGAGTATTGAAGTTAATGATTATAATGTGTATTTAAAATTGCATGGTAATACTATCGCATACCGGTCAAAATACGATGGCAAAGTTTATATTAGCAATTGCGGTTGGGAAACTAAAACAACTAAAGAGCGGTTGAACTACCTGCTATACACGTACAATTCTCCATTGCAAATACGTCAAAAGAATTTTGTATGGTATTTAGGTAATGATGTTTGGGATGGTAATGAAACTTATATATACAAAGACTAATATGGAAACAACACAAAACTTATTTAGCGTATTATTTATCGCTATCATCTTAGCATCGATCGTTTTTTTGGTGGCCTTTATACACGATATGTTAACGAAAATTATAAACAAAAAAGAAAATAAATACAATGGAAGAATATAGTAATTGTTGTGGTGCACCAAGACATCACATATTTAGTGAACTTTGTGCCGATTGTTTAGAGCATTCCGATTTTGAAGAAGAGTTCGACGAAGATGGGTTTACAATCTAAATACGACCGTGAATTGATAATATTAATGTAACTAAAAAAATAATAATTATGGTAGAATTAATTGGTAATGAAAGAAAAAATAGAGTATTAGCTAGAGACCTTAGAGATGGCCAGATAGCAATTATAATTGAAAATGGTGATTATAACGGTAGAATAGTGCAAAGATTTAATAATATCATGGTAGCTATTGGATTAACGTATGGCAACCATTGGGAAGACATAGGGAGAAATACATTAGAAGTTAGAATACTAGAAGATGGTGAGTTAATAAGAATTAAAGATAACAAATAATAATTATGGAAAGTGTAACATATCGTAGCGAAGTTGTTGAGGTTGATTTCCGTGTTGAAGGAGAATATATACCACAAACGCATTGGCAACCTGCAGAGTACCCTGAATATATTATTGAAGACGTATTCTATAAGGGTATAAGTATATTTAATATCTTAAGTGAAGATGATATTGAAGAAATATATGATAAATTAATTGCTAAATTAGAATATTGTTAAAATAGATATAACATGGAAAAAGCAGAAAAATTTAACGAATGGATGCGTAATGTAGTAAAAAGTTATTACTACTCGGACAACGAAAAAATGATGGAAGCCTTTAACTCAATGATAAATAAAGATGGGAGAAACTATAAACAACCGGACACACTTAAAAGCGTTAGCTAAAGTGACAACCTTACGATTTGATATCGATAGATGTAAGGAAGATTTAAGATGGGACAAAGGCAACGGTCCTTTATCTACAGAGCAATTACAAAGTTGTTTACGCTCTGCTCAACGTGAATATGAAATTTGGGAATACATACTTAAAATAACTACAAATGAAAAAAATTAAATTCTTAAAGAACAACTTGATTAGCCTAAATGGCGTGCTATACACTCCATATATGGTCGGTGATCTACCGCAAAGTTTTGGATTCATATTCAATGATGACAAAGAACAAGACGGTATAACTAAATGGTTCAATTTCAAAGGTTTAACCTATATTATAAAACCATAAATATATGGGTAAACAGGTAGACTTAAAACATGTAAAAAAAAATGTGGTATATTATCCTGACACGACCGAAGATTGCGAAGTAATATTGGATAGAATAGTTAATAATACAATCTATTTTACTATAATATCTGAAAGCAATGGCGGATATATACAAGAACAAGACGGTACAATAGCCTTTCCTCTTAGTGAAGGTGTATATTTCTTAGAAAAAAGAGTAATACAAAACTAATACGATAACAAATTGATAATATAAGTGTAACTAAAAAACATAAATAAAATGAGTGATGAAGTAAAAATTACAGTAACTGATGTGATCGATAGATTAACATCTTATAAAGAAACCGGATTAACATTGATAACTATTGAAGATGCGTTAGAGCTATTCAAACGTGTAGACCAGCCTAGTAGTTTATCAGTTGAAGATGTAACTAATATTGTAACCGAGGTATTAGAAAATTGCGACTATGATGCATTTATTGAAATTGAACCTGAGCTTAATGGCGGATATGGCTCTAGCTTTACTTTAGAAATGAATACTAACTTTTCCGAAAGAGAATTTACCAGAAATTTCTTGGACGAATTAAATGATGGCATAGCCGCTAGATTAACTTTCTAAACCAGAATAATGAAAGCATCACAAGTAAAAGATTATATAGAAAACATACTTGATCAAACGCCAAGGCATAATTGTAGTGCTTTGGCAAAGTCTATAACTAAAACAAGTAAACAATTTGATCAAGACGAATTTGACATGCTATACTTATTGCTAGAAAACAAGCCTATATTAGGTTATACACATAGTTATGGATTTCACACGGCGTACGGTAGAGAACTTATAGAAACAATGCAATACAACTATTATAAATACGATAAAAAATAAATATATGAATACGATTAAAACAGTAGAAGACTTTAGAAAATTTGTTGGCAATGATGGTAAGTTATTTAGCGTAACATTCCGCAAATTAGATGGATCTGAACGTAAAATGGTTGCAAGATTAGGTGTATCAAGCTATCTTAAAGGTGGTAGCACACTTTATAATCCAGCATCACGTAATAATATTATAGTATTCTCAATGCAAGATGGAGCATACCGTACTATTAACATCGACAGATTATTAAGAGTAAAAGCTTTTAATACTACTATCCAAGTAGGGTAGCTACAAACATAACACGAATAGTAACTGATAATAAATTAAAGATAAACAAAATGAATTTACTAACGCAAAACTCTAAGCTTCGTAAAACTAGTAAGCTACTTGGTGTAAAAGTATTTAACTTTGGTATACCAGCATATAAATCTGCCAGCGGTAAATTAACCTGCCCATTCGCTGATGAATGTATTAAATTCTGTTATGCACAGAAAGGCGCATATATCTGGTCTAATGTTAAACCTGCATTTGAAAAGCGATATGAGTTGACACGAACTACTGAGTTTGTTGGTAAAATGTCAGACGAATTATTTAAGAAGCGTCCTGACTATGTAAGAATCCATGATTCTGGTGATTATTATAGTAAAGTATACCTACAAAAGTGGATTGATATTGCTAATTTATTCCCAGAAATTAAGTTCTATAGCTACACTAACTCTGTGGCAATGTTAAAAGAAGTTACATTGCCATCTAACTTTGACGTAATATTTAGTGACTCAGGTAAACAAAAGAATTTAATTGACGTAATCAATGACCGACACACTAAAATATTCTCGTCTAAAAGCGATCTTGAAACAGCCGGCTATGTAAATGCTAGCGAGATCGATTTGTATGCAACTAAGTGGTTTAATGTTAATAATAAAATTGGATTAATATTCCATTAATGTGTGGCACTACGAGTGCTATACACTGTGTAAAATAATTAAACAAGGTGCTTGTCGCTGTCGGTATTCGGCAGTATCAGGAATAAGTTAAATGGTAGTTCATTCAGCCTTAAAATAAAATAGCTAAGCTGTGAAAAGCGTCGGAACTGATAATCCGTTAGAAGCTAAGTCAGGTGGCGTAAATGGTAACGAGCCCGTTCAGGCAACGGGAAGATGCAGGTTCGAATCCTGTCCTGACTACTAAACAAATTAAAACTATGAAAAATAAAGAAACACTTGAAGAAGTTGCTGAAAGACTATATCCAACAGATTATGGAGTTAAATCAAAAGATATTATTAATATTATAAAACAAGATACTTTTATTAAGGGTGCTAAATGGCAACAAGAACAAGATAAGAATAAGTATAGTGAAGAAGAAGTTAAAAAAATAACAGAACAAACTATTGAAAAGTTTTATAAACATATTTATGCTGATAAGACTAAAGCAGAAATGAAAGAGTTGTGGTTTGAACAAATTAAAAAGAAATAAGATATGATTTCATTTAAGTACTCAACAAGATTAGTAATCATATTAAAAAATATAGTTATTAAAATACCTATAAACAGAAAAGGTTATCTACAAGGACTCAATGAAAAGAAGATTTGGGATAAGTATAATAGTGTAGCGTATTTAGCAGAACTGAAATGGATGTTTATGGGCATTGTTTGTCAGAAAAAATACGACACAGAGTTATTAGTAGTACCAAATATAGTTGTTAGACGTATTAAATCAATAGTTAAAGAGTTTGATTTTGATAATTGTGATTTACATAATTCTAAAAATTGGGGAATGGATGGTAAAGAATACATCTTACTTGACTATGGTATTAACAAATATGTTGCAAGTTTATATTAAATAATTTAAAAAGAAATAAGACATGACATACAAAGTAATATCAGGAAACGAATGTTACATTTATATTAACGGTAAATTAATTCATAAAACAAGAATAGACAATTCAGAATCAGGTGTTACATTTGATGTAATGGCTTATAGAAAAAATGATAGTTTAAAATCAATAAAATAAAAAGAAATAAGATATGGCTGATATAACAATGTGTAACGGAAATAACTGTGAATTAGCTTTAACATGCTATAGATATACTGCTCACCCTAGCGAATATAGACAATCCTACTTCACTGAACCTCCAATTAAAAATGGCGAATGTGAACATTATTGGGAGGATGCTAAAGAAAGATCTAAAAAATTAATGAAACTAAAAAAAGGATATAAAGAAAAAAATGATTGCTTACAAACTGGACACGAATAACAATAGATAATATTAATGTAACCAAAATTAATTAACTATGAATATATTTTATTTAGATAGAGACCCCTACAAAGCAGCTGAGATGCATTACGGGAAACACGTGGTAAAAATGGTATTAGAAGCTGCACAATTACTTTGTACTGCGCATCACTTATCAGGCAATGGTAATGTACCATACAAAAAAACACACATGAATCATCCATCAGCCGTATGGGTACGATCATCAAAAGCTAATTACTTATGGTGCTACGAATATATGTTAGCATTAGGATCTGAATACACTAAGCGATACGGACGCACACATTTGACTATTAAGAAGTGTAGAGATATTCTATCTAACATACCAGTAAATATCAAAGCAGAAGACTTCTGTGATCCTCCGCAGTGTATGCCAGACGAATATAAAATGGCGGATGCTATACATGGGTATCAAAAGTATTACGAATTTGGAAAAGCTCACTTAAAAGATAAATAATATGAAATACTACGATTACGACAAAGCAAAAAAACTTATTGGCGAATACAAAAAAAATAGAGGTTTAATACGCGCTTGTTTAGGTATGGCTGAAGATTGGAACTGGACAGCTGAGGATATATGGTTAGACGGAAAGTATACAAGACGGATTAATGATAAAACTGAAATAGCTGGAATTAATAGAAGCTATTGGGCAACGCCTGTATTAGAATTAGAAACTGATGATAACTTAATAATTAAAATAGATTGTTATAAATATGAACAAGCCACAGATAATTGAGGAACTAGATTCTATTATATATATACTGGAATCTTCAGATAGCACACTATTAGCTGACAAGTTAAAAAGAATTAAAGTTGTCTTAATTGATGACTGGGATCTTAGTGACTTCTACATGGATCTACTTAGGAAAGAATTAAACCACATAGATGATAAATTATGAAATTACAACTTAACTCATACGGAAAAACAATGACATTTGAAACAGAAAATGATGATGTCCCTTTAGAGGAATATTTTGAAGCATTTGAAGGTTTACTTGTGCAAGCTACATTTAGTCAATCAAGTATTCGTGAATTTATTATAGAGCGTGCTGATGAATTAAAAGATCTGGAATATTTCGAATCAAAACAAAAAAATCATTATTAACTATGTATAGATTTAATTCAGAAAAACTAGCCTACGAAAAAATAAATTTAACTAAATACTTTATAGTATTATTACTTTTATTAGTGGTAATAATCAGCATTGTATCAGTTATTTTAAAAGAAGTTGTTATAATCCGTGCAGAAAAAGAAATAACAATAAAGCATGACAATAGCTTTTCTAAAGAGAAGTTATTCATTGAGATAGATAAATATTCTTTTAAATATCCGGATATAATTAAAGCCCAGGCAATACTAGAGAGTGGCCATTTTAAAGCTCCTGTGTTTATTCAAAACAATAATATGTTTGGTATGCGTGAAGCTATGATTAGAATAACAACGGCGAATGGTACTAATTTAAACCATGCTTATTATGATAACTGGAAATATTGCGTAACAGACAGAGCTTTATACGATGCAAGGTATATGTCTAAACTATCAAGAGAAGAATACTTTTCTTACTTAGATCAAACATACGCTGAAGGATCAAGTTACAGTTCAACATTAAAAAGTATAATCAAAAAAAATAAACTATGAAACCAACACAAGAACAATTAGAAGAGATCAGATCTAAATACATTGATGTACAAGATGATGTATTAATAGATTCAAACAACAGACCATACGTACAAACTACTAATGGTAAAATGTACTTATCAGCTAAAAATAAATATCACTACACCATAAAAAATTAATTATGACATACGAACAGTTCGAAGATATCATGACTAAATTACAAAAGTCTAATGATAACACTAATTTATTATATAGGCATGGGGTTGATATAACAGATGTGATGGATCATTTGCATGGTATAATAGAAGACTTATTAGGATTAGTATTTACTAAAGAAGGTAAAGACTGGATAGAATGGTTTATTTATGAAAAAGAATTTGGTAAACGTGCTGATATGAAAGCTTGGGATGCTGATAAAAACGAAATAGCCTATGATTTAAGAAGTTTATATGATTTATTAATTAACGAATATTATAATAAAAAATAATTATGACAGACGAACAAATTGAAAGATTAGCTGAATTAGTTTTCCAAAAGCTTTTAGCAAAACAAAATGAATGGGATGAAAAATTTAATAGAGATATATATACAGAGATAGAAATACCTGACTCTGTACATATTGCAACACAATTGGCGGTATCTGAAATGTTGTTAAAACAATATGTTGAAGCAGAAGAATATTATATGGCAGGAGAAATACAAAAAACAATTGAATTGTTGAATAACAAACTAAAACAAAATGAGTAGTTGACAAATAGTGACGTCAGCTAATTAATATACTAAAAATAGCAGGCTAATGTCATCATCAGATAGAAACTTAGAATACTTAAATAAAAAAAGAGTGATATATAGAAGAGGACCAATAAGCGATAAACCAACAGAAGAATTTAGTTGGGGTAGTTATTACAAAGAAGGCACAAAAGAATGTTACGAGTTATTTCGTAGTAGTGCAAAGATAACTACATATAAGTCCTTAAGATGGCACTTGTATGTTCTTTGGTATCTAAATGACAGTCTTGATCAAAACGCATTTGAGGGCATCGTAAGATATGTATGTGATAAGAAAAATGGATTTGTAACATTCACAGTTAGTGAACAATTATTGCAAAGCATGATGTACGATGTGTCTTTAAAAGATCTTGAAGAACCACCTTATAATAAGACCAGAAAGATTATATTCAAAGATAACAGTGGTTTAACATTAACCGAGAAGTTGAGCATCGTAGGGCAAATGATTGGTAGAACTAGAAAAGTAACTGAATCTGATATCTACGACGTAATGCTATACATGCATGACCTAAACCAAAAAATAACCATTAAAAAGATTGCGGAGCATTTTGGTTGCACAATTAGAACAATACATCGGAATATGAGTAACGAACTTAAAAAAGAAAAAGAAATACTAAATAATAGTTTATGAAATTAATAGATAAAATACAAAAAGCACATAGTGGTAAACTTAGCGATTACTCTAAAATTTACACACCTACTGCTAATGCTATTGAGAGAATATCAGACGATTACGCTGTTGAATTTTTAAACTGGTATATTAGTATAAGTTCAATAATGGATAAAAAATATATCGGCAAAACGTCAAAAGAATTATTAGAGATATTTAAAATAGAAAAAGGTTTATGAAACAATTTATAATATTCTTTATAACTTGGGTAGCTAGTAATTTATCTGTACCATTTTGGGTTATAGGCCATGTACATTTAACTTTAAATGTCTATCAAGATATACACGAAATAATAACATCATTTGGAATGAATATTCTAGTAGCAATTGGCTTCTGGATTGAATGGAAAAACAACTTAAAACAAAATAGAAATTAATTATGAAAAGCTACAACATACCAAATTACATTAGATACAAAGAAGATATAGCTCGTGTTAATAAAAACAACAACGAAGTTAACTTTGAATCTTATTCTAGAGATCAACTTATAAGTAAGTTTCTACCATTAGTAGAAAACATAGCTAAAAAGTTTTCAACTACAACCCAAGCTTGCGGTGTACTAGATATTACAGACCTTATTCAATACGGATCAATTGGTTTAATATTAGCTGTTGATAAAATAGAATGGAAGACAATAAGCTCGTCTGTTGATCAAGAAAAAACAATCAAGTCGTTTCTATCAAAAAGAATAAAAGGCTCGATTAGAAGAGCTATAGATATCAATAGAGGCGCTATTAAGATCCCAGAACATAAACTAAATGAAATTAGGAAGGATAATGGTCAGGATCATGCAATGGTATCAATGTTCTTCAATTCAATATTCCTTAGCATCGATGAACAAATGAGTGATGATGATGATGATGACAATATGTTGTATCAGATCCCTGATAGAGCTGAGCCTTACAATATAAACTTAATGAATAAATACTTAGTAGATTTATTAAGTAAACATTTAACACAAACAGAAAACGATGTATTGAGATTAAGTTACGGTTTAGACTGCGATAAGCATCCAGCAAATGCAATAGCAGACTATTTAGGTATTGAAGGAGCAAGTGCTTATGTTAGAATTTCTGAGATAAAAAAGCAAGCGATAGCTAAACTAGTTGCGAACGTTGATTCCTCGCAAGTCCTTGATTACCTATAAGTTAAATTAAAATCCGTCCCAAAAATATACTAAATATGGGACAAAATACGTAATTATAATAATATAAAAATTAAACAATTAAACTTTATTATATGGCAAAAAAAGAAGAACAAACAATGTCTTTGCACGAAAAGTTATCCAAGATTCAAGTAGAATTTAAGGCTAATAAAAGTAAGTACAATTCATTTGGTAAGTACAATTTTAGATCCGCAGAAGACATATTAGAAGCATTAAAACCTTTTAATGAAAAGTATGGCGTTTATTTTGTAGTTAAAGAACACGTAACATATAATGGATCATTGCCTATTATGTTATCAAGCGCTACAATTTATGATGTTAACGGAACAGATTCTATTGAAGCTACAGCTGTCGTAGGTGTTGACCTAGTTCAGAAAGGTATGCAAACACCACAAGCATTTGGATCAGCATCCTCTTATGGCAAGAAGTATGCATTAGGTAATCTACTTTTGATTGATGACACACAAGATGCCGATGCAACTAATACACACGGTAAAGCATCAGCTACAATAACTAAAAGTAAGCTTGATGTTGGTGACGCAGCATTTGAAAAAGCAAAAGCATTCATTGCTAGTGGAGGTTCATTAGATGCAATAAAAACAAAGTATGATTTAACGGCTGCTGCATTAAAAGAATTAACACTATAACTATATGACAGACGAACAAATCAAAAGTGTATTAAAAAGATTAGAGAATGATGAAGATTATTATGGTGAATTTGGCAAACAGTTCTTATCTAATTCAGACATAAGAGCATTGCTAAAAGATCCATTAACATTCAAGCAACCAATAGTTGGCAATCCTAATTTAATTAAAGGATCATACTTCCATACATTGATATTAGAACCAGATAAGCTTGACAAGATCAGAATCATTGATACGACAACACGTAATACTACTAAGTACAAAGAGCTGTCAAATGGTGAAATGTGTTTATTGCAACACGAAGCCGACTCAATAGCGTTATTAAGAGATGCTGTGTTAGAAAATTCAATTACACGTGATCTAATTAGAGACATAGATGTAGACTATGAAGTACCAGGCCTAATACAATTAGAAGATGAGTGGTTCAAATTAAAAGCAGATATTAAGAATAATACACAAGGTTTAATAGTAGATTTAAAAACAACATCTGATATAGATAAATTCAGATACTCCGCTAAGGAATATAACTACGATAGCCAAGCATACATTTATTCTAAGTATTTTAATATGGACATGGTATTTATAGCCATAGATAAAACGTCTAAGAAAATTGGCGTATATGATTGCTCTCCTCAGTTCTTAGAATCCGGTAAATTCAAAGTAGAGAAAGCGGTTGAAACGTATAGACTGTTCTTTAAAGATGAGAACTTCAGTCTAAAAGATTATTGTATAACAGAAACACTTTAAGAATTATTAACTAAAACAAATAAAAAACTATGGCTTCAATTATTAAAGCAAGCATCAATTTAAACGAGATTCCTAAACACAAAATCATCGATGGCAAGAAAGGAAAATACCTTCCTATTACAATTACACTTAATGATGAGTTTGATCAATTTGGAAATCAAGGACCAATCATGGTAGAACAATCAAAGGAAGAAAGAGAATCAAAAGCAGCTAAGGTTTACCTTGGTAATGTAAAAGTTGTATGGACAAACGGCACTAATGTTGCTGCCGCTCCAAGAACAGATGGTAGTGCACCAGCACCTAGCCAATCTAATGCAGCTTCATTCACACCACAAGCGGACGATTTACCGTTTTAGTTTATCAGGTATAGGCGCAATAACTTCCAATTTTAATAGAACGCTTTAGTAGTTTAGACCCCATTAATTGGGGTCTTTCTATCTACAATTAGTAACAATTTAATTATATACAATGCAAGTAAACAAAACCGAAATAAATGGATTCCAAATAGATTCTTTTAATCAATATGGATTGGAAGAAAAAACCCAAGGTATTTGTCCATTATGTTCAGCTGACAGAAAAGGTGAACACAAGAAAGCAAAATGTGCCTCTTATGATTGGGAAAGAGGAATTGGTACTTGCCACAATTGTAGTAAGTCATTTCAATTACATACTTATAAAAGAAAAGGCGAAACGCAAAAAGTATATGTAAAACCAGAGAGAGATACTGTTCTTGATTCAGGTTTAACTTATCCTTTATCTGATAAGGTAGTGGAATGGTTTGCAACACGAGGCATATCAAGAAACACATTAGAAGAGTTAAAAGTTACAGACGGATCAGAGTTCATGCCTCAAACAGCTAAAACAGAAAGCGTAATAAAGTTTAATTACTTTATAGGCGATGATCTTGTTAATATAAAATACAGAGATGGCCGTAAAAACTTTAAGCTTTACAAAGGAGCAGAAAAAGTATTCTATAATATCAACAGCATCGTAGGTTGGGATTACTGCATACTAGTAGAAGGAGAGATGGATGTATTAGCCCTTGCAGAAGCAGGAATAACAAATGCTATTTCAGTACCTAATGGCGCAACACTACATACAAACAACCTTGAATACTTAGATAACTGTATTGATTACTTCGATGATAAGAATAGAATAATCATTGCGGTAGATTCAGATGAAGCTGGTCAAGCATTACAATCTGAATTGATTAGAAGATTAGGATCTGAAGTTTGTTATATAGCCACGTTTGAGGATTGTAAAGATGCTAATGAGTATTTATTGAAATATGGTAAAGAAGCTTTAGCGCAAAGAATTGGAAAAGCAAAACCTGTACCATTAGAAAACGTTACAACATTTAAAGATATAGAAGATGAGATTACGGACTTTGTTAGGAATGGTTTCAAACCTGGCTTCCAAATTGGATTACCTAATTTCGATGATATATTCAGCACTTATACTGGTCAGTTTATTACTGTTACTGGTGTGCCTAGTTCGGGTAAGTCTGATTTCGTTGATCAAATGGTTGTAGGCTATAATAAAAACTATGGTTGGAAAACAGCTTATGCTTCACCTGAGAATACACCTACTTATTTACATGCTCATAAGTTAATGCGTAAAGTTTGGGAAGGTATGCCAACAGAAGCAGATATTTATTCTGAGAGATGGAATCAAGTTGCTAATCATGTTAACGACAATTTCTTTTTCATTGACATGGAAAGATATACATTAGATGCTGTGTTAAAGAAAGCAGGCGAACTAGTAAAGCGTAAAGGTATTAAATGCTTAGTTATAGATCCATTCAATAAAGTTAGAGATAATGATGCTTCAGGTGATGTTAATGTATATACATTGGAATACTTAAGTAAGATTGAAATCTTTGCTAAGAAATACGATGTTCTAGTAATGGTTGTTGCGCATCCAACTAAAATGTATAAAGGCTCCGATGGTAAAATTGAAGAACCAACCATGTATAATATTAAGGGCGGAGGCGAGTGGTATGATGCATCCTATCACGGTTTATTAGTGCATAGAAACTACGAAGAGAAAACTGTAAAAGTAAAAGTACTAAAGGTTAAGTTTCAAAATCTTGGTGAGAATGGTGCTGAATGTCATTTTGTTTGGGAACCAAAGTCAGGATGTTTTATTCCTCATGTTCCAGTCAATGCTTCAGGAGATAAGTTGCCATGGGAATAGATAAATCAAAACCAAAATGTAGATGCTGTCAATTTATTCGCGTTGACGAGGAAGGCGATAAATGTGAATCATGTGAACTACTTATCAAAAAAATTGCTAAATTGATAATTAAAAAATATGGATAAATTAATATTTAAAGGTAAAGAATATGAACTAATAGAAACACCTCCATATCCAAAATTTTTAATATACGGGGAAGAATATGAGGACATAGGGCATAATTCAATAGATACCATGTTTATAAAAATTCCTGAGTATTCATGTTTTACCATAAGAATAAAAGACAAACATTATGGATTAAAATTAATTGATAATGGGTAGTGGATCTAAGAAAAGCAAAGCAATAGATATGGGTAATTATGTAGCCAAAGACAGAGAGCAAGCGGCTTACGCTTGGTGCATACATAATAATATATTTATTGCTCCTAAAGCTAAGAGTACGACTGAATGGTATATATGTATTACTTTAAACGGTAAAGTTACACAAAGCCCATTAGCTTATGAGAAGATTGAAATATGGAAAGAAATTTATAAGTTTTATACGTATTACTATGATAAGCACAGTGGCGTAAAAGTTATAAAAGAAGTTCAACCAAAGAAATATATAAAAGAAGAACCAGCTAAACAAAAACCAAAACAAATAATAAATGAACAACTATTTTAAGTCACATACATACGAGGATCAATACAAATCATTATTATGGAAAGCACTTGCTCAAGGAGTAGATAGAGACGATCGTACTGGCGTTGGTTGTAAGTCTATATTCAATGCTAGTTTAAGAATTAATATTCACAAACAATTCCCATTAATAACAGGTAGAAAAATGTTTCAAAAAACATTTGATACAGAGTTCGAATGGTTTATGAATGGCGAAACTAATATACAAAGATTCAGAGATGCGGGCGTAAAAATATGGGATGCTTGGGCAGATGAGAATGGAGATCTTGGGCCAGTATACGGACATCAAATGCGCAATTTTAACGATCAAAATATTGATCAAATGCAAACGCTTATTGAACAATTAATAGCCAATCCAGATAGCCGTAGACATATTATAAGCTTGTGGAATCCTTGTCAGCTAGATCAAATGCGCTTGCCTCCGTGCTATTTGTATTTCCAATTCTTTGTTGAAAAAGACTATCTTAATATGTTTGTAGTACAAAGATCTGGAGATCTATTCTTAGGTATACCTTATGATGTTGCGTTGTTTTCTAAAATACTTTTATATGTGGCTGAAAAAACAAACCTCAAAGCAAACTATATTGATATACAGATTGTGGATGCTCACATATATAACAACCAACATGATGCTATACGTGAATATTTCGGGCAAGAGACTTTTGAATCTCCCAACTATATTTATGAAAACGGAGCATTATCCTTAATAAATTATAAACACGGTCCAGTAATTACGGCAAAAGTGGCCATTTAATCTAAATTATGTATTTTATCTATCATGTTTTTGGTAAAAAGATTGGCGTAACGCGTAATCTTAATAAGAGAGTTACAATAGAACAAGGCTATTTGCCTGGAGAATACGAGGTGCTTGAATGCAGTGATAATATAAACTATGTCTCCAAAAGAGAAGCTGAATTACAGTTAAGGCATGGCTATAAAGTAGATCGTGATTCATATAAAGATTTAATAATAAATAAAACTAAACAAAAGAAAAACACTATGGTATTAAATGTAACTGAACAGACGACAACATTTCCTTGTCCTGTTAACAAATTAAAAGGTAATTTAATGGACAACTTAGGATTAAAAATTGAAACATCATTTGGCAAATATATTGTAGATGAAGAATTAGCCAGATGGATTATTGATAATGCTAAAACATCAATGTTCAATATTTCAAGATCTTATGTGTACAATAAAGCTTTAAACGAATTTCAAATGTCTAGAGGTAAAAAATCAACAACATTGGAATATAAAAATTACCCTGAAGAAGTTAATAAAGAAGTTCCAAATGTATATGATCTAATTAGACAATGGGCTGATAATAAAGGTATATATAGATCTGGAGATGCTAAAACTCAGTTTATTAAACTTCAAGAAGAAACAGGAGAACTTGCTAGAGCCATATTAAAAAATGATAGAGCTGAATTGATTGATGCTATTGGTGATGCAGTTGTTGTATTAACTAATCTGGCTGCATTAGAAGGATTAAAAATTGAAGATTGTGTTACATCAGCTTATGATGTAATTAAGAATAGAAAAGGTAAAATGGAGAATGGAACTTTTGTAAAATCAACTTTATAATATGAAGAAACAAGAAATTGAATTTAGAGACCCAGTTGTACAACAAGTAGTAAATAAGTTTGTATCAAGATCTGATGTAGGCTTTGCTAAATATGGCAAAACAATGATTGATGACAAGTCTGATATTAAAGTTTGGCTTAATCATGTTCAAGAAGAATTGATGGATGCTACATTATATATCCAAAGATTAAAGATTGAGATTGAAGATGTATTAGAAGATTTATGGATTGAACGTTCTAAGGCAAATTTTATTGAAGTTGAAGATCCAGAATTTGTCTCTCCGTTTAAAGGATTTGAAATTCTTGCTGAACCAAAAAAGAAAAAGAAAAAAAAGAAAAAAGAAGCTTATAAAGTGCGCAGAGGTGATACATATTCTTTTACTATAGATGACGATATTGAATGGAGTCATTGTTGTACTAACTGTTGTATGAATGGCAAAGAGTAGAAAGAAAGGGCCAGTAGTGTCAAAGAAAATAATATATGATGGTATTACGTTTAAGTCAGGTCTTGAGAAGTATATGTATAAAGCTTTGAAAGATGCTAATATAGATTTTAAATATGAGGGGGTAACGTTTGAATTGTTACCCTCTTTTACATTTGAAAACTCATCAATAGAAAGACAATCAAACGGAAAAGGAGATTTTATTGATAGAGGATTAAAAAAGGTATTAAATCTTAAATACACTCCTGACTTTATTAGCGAAACATTCATAATCGAAACTAAGGGAAGAGCTAATGACTCGTTTCCCTTGCGTTGGAAGATGTTTAAAAAGTGGATGATGGACAATGATGACAGAAGAACTTTATACAAACCACAAAATCAACCGGAGTGCCTTAAAACAATAGAATTAATATTAGCTAACCAAAACAAAAAATAGATGAATAAATTTAGTGAAAAGAACTGGTCAATATCTCTTGGGATATATTCTGGAATACTATTCGGTTTCAGAGCCTACGTAGAAGAGTATTATACAACTTATGTGTTTTACTTACCGTTTATAGATATTGCATTAGAAATTGATAATTAAAAACCAAATAAATAAATATGAGTCTTAGTTTAGATAAGCAGATCTTGTCAGATATAACCGTATACACCAAGTATGCAAAGTATATTCCATCAAAAGAACGAAGAGAAACGTGGGAAGAATTAGTAACCAGGAATATGGATATGCACAAAGCCAAATTTCCGCAAATGAAAGAACAAATTGAGCAGATATACAAAGATTTTGTGTTCACTAAAAAAGTTTTACCATCGATGCGAAGCTTACAGTTTGGTGGTAAAGCTATTGAGCTTAATAATGCTCGTATTTATAACTGCGCTTTTCTACCTATTGATAATATTCGTAGCTTCTCCGAGACTATGTTTTTATTACTTGGAGGAACTGGCGTTGGATATTCGGTACAAAATCACAACATTGATAAATTACCGGAAATAAGAAAACCTAATTATGATCGTAAGAAAAGATACGTTGTTCAAGACAGTATAATTGGATGGGCAGATGCAATTAAAACATTGTTTAAATCTTATACAGGTGAGCTTACCTCACATATTGAATTTGATCTTTCAGATATTCGCCACAAAGGAGCATTGCTTGTTACAGCAGGCGGAAAAGCACCAGGTCCAGAGCCATTGAGATTAGCTTTAGTGAAGGTTGAAGCTATCTTAAGAGAGAAAGAAGATAGATCTAAATTAACAGATATTGAGTGTCACGATATTCAGTGTCATATTGCCGATGCTGTTTTAGCTGGGGGAATTCGTAGAGCTGCGATGATTTCATTATTTGATCTTGATAGTACCGCAATGTTGAATTGTAAAGCTGGAAATTGGTGGGAAGAGAATCCACAAAGAGGTAGAGCTAATAACTCTGTAGTTTTATTACGCCATAAGATTGACAAGAAAACCTTCGACAAAGTATGGGAACGTATTGAAGCGTCTGGATCTGGTGAACCTGGTATTTATCTTACTAATGATAAAGATTGGGGAACTAATCCTTGTTGCGAAATTGCGTTAAGACCCTATCAATTCTGTAATTTAACGGAAATTAATATGGCTGATATTGAGAATCAAGAAGATTTCAACGCTAGAGCATCAGCTGCATCGTTCTTAGGAACATTACAGGCATCGTATTCAGACTTCCATTACTTACGTGATATATGGAGAAAGAATACAGAAAAAGATGCATTGCTTGGAGTGTCAATGACCGGTATTGCATCAAAATCTAACTTAGAATTAAATTATGAAGAGGCGTCTAAAGTTGTTAAAGAAACAAATAGTATTATTTCTGCTGCTCTTAATATTAATAAAGCTGCTAGAACTACAGCAGTTAAGCCAGCAGGTACTACTAGTCTTGTGCTTGGTACTTCTTCTGGTATACATGCTTGGCATAATGATTATTATATTCGAAGAATGAGACTAGGTAAGAATGAAGCAATATATTCATATCTTGCAATAAATCATCCAGAACTGTTAGAAGATGAATATTTTAATCCAACATTACAGTCAGTCATTTCTGTTCCTCAGAAGGCTCCAGACGGAGCTATAACACGACATGAGTCTACATTAGATCTATTAGAAAGAGTAAAACTTATATCTAAGGATTGGGTTAAGACAGGTCACGATAAAGGCAACAATACTCATAACGTATCTTGCACTGTTTCTGTCAGAGATGATGAATGGAAAATCATTGGTGAATGGATGTGGGCAAATAAAGAGTACTATAATGGATTATCTGTTTTACCATATAATGGCGGAACATACAAACAAACTCCATTTGAAGATTGTACCAAAGAAGTTTACGAGGAGATGATGTCTACATTAAAGAATGTTGATCTATCAAAAGTAATTGAAGTTCAAGACAATACTAACTTTGTTGATTCAGCAGCTTGTGGAGGAGGTAACTGTGAGATTGTATAGTTACCTTGGAACAAAATGTTGGATTTACACTTTATACTTAAATAAAATATGAAAGAACAAACACTGGTTGAAATGAAAAATAAGGTTGAAGCAATTACTAGAGTGCTTCAACAATTGATTTACGAACAGGATAATTTGCGGACACTTTCTATCGGCATGATGGAAACAATTAAGTTGATGCCTGGTTATGACGATGCAATCAAGGAAATTACCGAAAGAACAAAAGAGCAGGAACAAGAAGAAGTTCCAAAGCTTGAAATTTAGTTTACTTTATTAATTGGAAAAGGGGACCGCGAATTATCACGAGTCCCCTTTTTTCGGTTATAGGAATATTTAGGTATGGTGCCTATTTATATTCATTCCTTTTAATCACCGCCCATTCTTCTTTTATTCTTTTTAGCTATAGCTTTCTTTCTTTTTTCAATAGTCTTCTCTCTTCTTTCTAGCTTTTGCTTTCTAAGGTAAGCACTTCTTTCAGCACTAGGCATTTCTTTTATCATTTGCTTTATTGAATCTGTCTTTCTTTCTCTAGTTTCTATAGCTTTTTCTACCCCTTCTTTATTTCTTACTTCTTTAGCTTTTGCTTTGATTGCTTCGCTTTCTTCGTTTTTAACATTCAATTCCCACGCTTTCCATCCAAGCATTAATGCTGTTCTTTGTAGTTTTGTATTACGAGAATCTAATGCTTCAGATACATTATTTACTTTTTCAACAACCCTATCTAGAGGAATATTTGTAGTTGCTACAGCTATATTACCGACTATTTGATAATTAGGACTAAGATTAAGCTTACCGTCTTTTGTTATTTCCCATCCGCGTTCAGCTATTACATCTTTATCGAATTTTTTTGTACGATGCGCTCCGTATAATTTTCTAGCCTTGGAACTTATAGGTGGAGATATACCCGCAGCAGCTAATATAGTATAAGCATGGTCCGCAAACATCTCCCTTTGTTCTTGCTTATTATATTCCATGTAAACATTTTTAATAGTAGATATTAATGCACCTGTAATACCAGATCCTCTTAACAATGTATCAGCCATCCCATTTAAAATATTAATAGCTTTATCGTCTTCTTTCTTTTTTAACTTTTCATATTCTTTTTTCTGCTCTTTAGTCATATTGGCAATATCTTCTTCCTCGTCATCAAATGGTAAGAATAAAGCTGCTTGTAATGCTGAAAATATAATATTTTGTAAGGCTCCATAATATACTATTTTTGATATATTTGTTTTCCAATCGCCACGCCTATTAACTAAGTCTAATGAAGCTTTTTTAATTAATCTATTATATTGCATAGGAGTATTAGCAAAAGCTAGTACAAGGCGCCCTAATGAAGTTGTTTGTTGTTTTGAAACATACAATGGATCAGCAGATTGCATTGACTGGTCAGTTGCTCTTGAAAAATCAAGCCAAGCTAAATCTTCTGCTTCTTTTTCTGTATATATCAAGTTCCCGTCTTCGTCTGCTTTATTCAAATAGGTATTAACTCTATTTCTATAGAAAGTAGATCCTCCTAATGCAATCGCAAAACTATCAGCTGCTTGTGTAGGCGTAAACCCTATTTTCTGTAGATAAGATAGAACACCTCTTGCTTTATCTTTTGCATTATTAGCCGCATTTGCAATTTCAGATTGCGTAACATCAGCTTTCAATCCAGATCTTCTTTCTTTTAATTTATCAGAATTAATAATCATAGCGAAATCCGCCCAATATTGTTTTTGATTTGCAAACGCTTTTGCTGCCATTAAAGGATTGTTATCACTCCAATTCAAATAGTTTGTAGTAGATATCGTTTGTAAAATAGCGGAACGTAAATTGAAAAACATGATCGCAGCAGTGGATCCGTTTATCCAATTCATCCATCTGTTGGTTAACGCATCCGTGCCTTCAGGTCTATTTTTCCCGTTTTTCATTCTATATAATGCGTCTTCCAAAGCCTCTCTTACACTGGTACCATATATAGATTGAATTTTGTTTAGGTTTTCTTTAGAAAATATTGTGTTAGCGTTTTCTATAAACTCCTCTAGCCACATTTTTCTACCATCGCCTTCTGTAATGTTGTGTAGATCCGATATAATAGTTTCACTATCCCATGTAGTAGACGGTTTCCACCAACCGCCGTCTTGCCTACCAGCAATAGATAAAGCTTCAGCAAATGCAATTAAGTCTGGATCATTTTTTACTATGTATACTAGCTTATTTTTATCTTTTCTATCTAAACCCGGTATATCTATATCATTCTTTGCCCATAAATAAACCCTAATAGCTTGATCGTATGTAAATGACTTATCAGGAATAAGTTTCTCTAACTTAGATTTTATTTCAGGAAAACTTGATAATAGTTCTTTGTATGATTTCTTTATAGATTGTCTTACTGTATCTAGTGTATTTATTCCTTTTACATAAGGTATAATTAAGTAACGCGTAAAAAACTGTTGGTCTAATTCTCCCTGCTTGCCTTTGCCTGCAAACATATATGAAGTCAGTCCAATAAAATCATCAGCTGAAGGAGGAATATAGAAAGAAAATCTATTTACTTTTGCCCCTTTCCTTTTCGCAACAATATCAGATATTTTTTCGTATGATGGTACACCTTTATTACGTTCAAGCATGTCATTAAATTCATAATCTAAAGATTTACCAGGTCTAGATCCATTATCTTTAGGAACAACATTCTCTACTACATCTATTACGAATAAGTCCTCTTTCTGAGAGTCCGTAAGTTTAGCTATAGCCTCTGTCCTTTCTTTTTTTGTCAATGTTCTAGCGTTTTCAACTTCCGTATCTCCTTTACTCTTTGCTTTATGATACTTCTCTGAAATTGCTTCAGCTACTTTTCTTTTTGACGCTAAAGAAAGATCTGCAATGCTGTCTTTTAGTTTTAATAAATCCTTGTTAGGAATTTTACTATCCATAGCCATTTTACCTATAAATACTTCAACTTCTTTTATAGATCCTTTACCTTTAGTGTTTATTTCTTCAATGATACCCTCATTTATTTTACTTCCTGCTTTAGCAATAATTTCACCTGAATTAGGGTCTATTACATCAGAGGCTAATATGTAGGTATTATTTCTTGAAGCATCTGTATCTATTCCATATACAACCGGTTCCATTTCATATATTGATACGTTCTCTACATGAGTATTGTATATATCATTTAATCCTTCGATTTCGCCTACAGCTTCTAGATATTCTTTAATTACCTCGTTCTGGTTTACAAAGTCAAAATAGTCTTTAAATGTTTTTATATCACTTACGTTATAACCTAGTTTATTTATGTTATTAACTACATCGATAAAAGCTTGTACTGCAGATTGATCTTCAAAAGGAAAGCTACGCAGGTCTATATTGTCAATGACTCCTGTTACAGCTTTAGAGGTTTCTTCAACAGAAGAAAGAGGCCCTCCTGATCTACTAAATTTTGTAGTAGTTAAAGCTTTTTTAGGCATTGAACTTTCAACAGCATTTACTATATCATTATTATTGCTGTTAATCTTTGCTTTAGTATATATTTCAAGTATCTTATTAACCTGTTTAGCTAATACATTACTTTTATATATTTCCTCCATCCTTGCCCTCTCAGCTTCTGTTATTGTGCCGTCATAATCTTTATCATATAGCTCTTGATATTCCTGATCAAAATTATATAGCTCATTATCCTCTTTTATAGTTAATGTCTCAAGCTGTATAGCTTTTCTATTCAACCCGCTTTTATTCATCACATCTTTAACAAACTTCTCAGAAATATCAATAAATTCTTTTTCAGATTTACTTATATCATTAAATTGTGAAAGAGTGGATAATGACTTACTAAATTTAGGTCTTGCTTTCCACTTAGTGTCGTTACTAATCCAATCGTTTAATTGCTTCTCAGCAAACTTAATTGTCTCTAAATTAAGAGCATTGTTTACAGCGGCCATCATAGGTCCGCCTTCGTTCTCACGATCTTCGATTACATCAAACGCATAATCAACAGAACTCATCATGCCTTCTATTGTTTTATTTTCAACGACACTCCACCAATCTTCAATTGACTTATTAAGATCGTTTAAGACATCGAAAGCGGTTTCCGCATCTATTCTCTTAATATTGTTTTCAGCAATATAATCAGAGACTAATGTAATACCCTTATCGGATTTATTATATGAATTCAAATTATTCTCCAATGATTTAGAGAATTTAACTTCTTTGTCATTCATAAGAGGACCAGCAACTTCGTTAGATACATCACTGTATTTATCCATTAGATACTTTAAGTCCTCATCTGTTACACCATACTTAGTTATATACTTGTATAGTTTTTGGAATTCATTTATATTGTAATTTTTAGACTTATTGTTTATTGCTGCATTTATGACATCCATATTGCCTTTAGAGTCTATCATAAATCTAGCAGCTGCATTTAAGTCGATGTTTGTATTAGATATAGAAAATTTAACATTTCCTCTTTCTGCTAATCTATTAAACTCTTCAACTATTATGTCTTCAACTACAGCTCCTTTTAATTGTTGGTTTCTATTTAATGCTTGTGCAATAGGGCCGTTAGAAGATAAGTCATCAGATATAATATCAAATGATACCTCCTCTGCTAATGCTTTAGCTAAAGATTCTTTCCTACCTCTAATTGGATTACCCGTTTCTAAATCTATAATTGAAGATAAATATTCCATTGTTTCAACATTTCTATTCACCTCAGGTAATCTTCTTGCCATCTCGTGACCAGCTGTTCTACCAGCTAAGTCAACGTCTACAGATTCTCTATCTATCTTTTTACCAACCCAAGCAGGGTAATTAAGCCATCGGCCATCTACTCTTTTTTGTATGGCAAACGGCATACCACCAGCAACTTTATCGCCCATGTCTTTACCCATAAGCCATGTTGTTGTCATGTTCTCAAGAATAGTCTTTTTATTAGTGATTAACCAATTCTGTAATTCTTGATTTTCTTTTCCACCCATTGCTTTTTTAATATCAATGTCAGCTTGCTTACCCATCTCATCACGTATCTCACTAATAATTGGAGCTACAGTTCTATTCAAAGATGTTTTCTCGTTGATATTAGCTCTTAAAGTTCTTACAACTGGTAATATTTTTGCTTGTATATTTTCAATAACATCAGGGCTGAATACACCAGATTCTAATATATTTTGAAAACGTTTTCTTTCCGGTAAAGATGGTTTTGTTGGCTCAACATCCTCCGCAGATAGTTTTGTCATTTCAGTAACATCCTCAGTAAATACCACATCAGCAACTTCCCCGCTTTTTAATGCGCCGCGCATACGGTTTATATACTGAGCATTTATATATCCGTATAAACTATTATTTTTAGAGGGATCAAATTTAGCAATATATGGTATCATCGATGTTCTAACATAACTCACCATTTCCTCTAAACTAAAACCGTCTAATCCGCCCTTATCTTTATTTGTAAAATCTATAACAGTTCCTTTGTTTGTTCTCCAGTTTCGCGATTTTACTTTAACCATTTTAGCTAACTCATCATATATGGTTGGATTATTTGGATTGTAACCTCTTGGATCATTACCAATAGCATCAAGCTTAGCTTTAGCTTTAGCGGCAACTTCACTTATCTCTATTTCCTCTTTTGATTTCGGCTCTTTTTGCTTTGTAGCTTTTTTGTCTGCTTTCTTAACTTCTGGCTCCTTACCCGTTTCTGCTTTCTTTTCTTCGTATTCTTTACGTTTCATTTCAGCTTCCTCTTTTTCCAGAGCAACCATTTTCTTCTCGTAAGTGTCGTAGTCAATTTCGCCATCATTAAGTTGCTCATCCAAATCGTCCATGCGTTCTTCAATTGACTTTGAGTATCTAATAGGTCTAGCTACAGATGCTCCATCTAATAAAGCTTTAGCTCTGTTACTTATTCTGCCCTTACTAGCGTTAGATTGATATTCTTTTAAGAAGTCATAGAAATCTCTTCCTTCGCTAAATTTAGCGTTAGAGAATCCTAATTTCTGTAATACTTTTAATACTGGACGAGCAGCTCTTCTTAATACATCTTTAACTTGATTTCTATTACCTATTTCTCCGTAAGCAATAGCATCAATAAACGCTGTAAAATATTCTTCAAGGTTCTCGTCGTCTATCTTACCTGTTTCAGGGTTTAAATAGTTTTCATCAATACGTTTTTGAACAGCAGCTCTTTCTTTATTCGTCAATGTAGCTAAAAACCCATTAACAATTTTTTTTCTTTCTACTGGGTTACTGAGGGCTTTAGCTAATACTTTATGCAAAAACTCATGCTGCGCAACGTTAATAGCTCCAGTTCTTGAAGCTACACTAAGATTAATAACAGATTGACCATTTGGCAATGCAAATCCATCGTTTTTTGCAGCTTCATTTACATCATTAGTTATTTCATCTTCTGATTTTATTTTTGTATTAGCAGGAAGTTCGCCATCAGCAATCTTCTTTTTAATAGTATTATTTTCGGTTGTTAACCATTCTTTGTAAGCTTTTTTAAGTGAGTCGATATCTTCAAATACAGCGATTGATCCTTGACCACCTATTCTATTCTCAATATTTTCTTCACCTAATGAAGCTACAATTTTTCTTATATTATCGGCTCCGCTATTAATAATAGTTCTGTTACCTATTATTTTATTTATTTCAGCATACTTACCGGTTAATAAGTATTCTCTTTTATTCTCTAGCTCGCCAAATTGCTTTTTTAATTCTGCTACTTTTTCTTTCTTAATCTCTGGCGAAAAGTTTGACTGAGATAATTCAACGTAAGCGTCTCTAAGATCTTGTTGTTGTTTGTTTATAAGTAGAACATCAACCATGTCTTCCTTTGACATGTCATACACTCTGTCTTCTGAATTTTCAATAACTTTAACAGCTTCATTACTGAGCTTTTTTATTTCAGTTATTATTTCTTCACTTTCTTTTCCAGATAATCTAGGGTTAGTTTGTAATTCATTTTGCAAAAAGTCAATACGTTCCATTATTGCTTTACTAGCAGCTAACTCTTTATCTGTGGCGTAGTTCTTTAATTCTTTAGCCACTAAAGTTGATACACCACCTGCAAATTGAGCTCCTCCTCCCATAAATGCGCCTCCAGCATAAGCCTCTTTAAATCTTTTGACTCTATCTGTTGGAGAAACTGGCTGGCCTAATAAATGCTCGTCTAAAAGCATGTTTAATCCTTCGGTAACAACTTCAGTTGCTCCTTCTATTTGACTTTCAAAACCAATAGTACCAGCTGTTTTTAGACTAGACTTTATAAAGCTATCTTTGAATAGCTGTCTTTGCTGTTTGCTGACCGCGGACATTGTTTTCTTCATGTTCTCAAACATCCTTAGTGTACCTAATTTTTCAGGTATAAACTCTGAAAGAGCAAACCCATACCCAGCTAAAAGCTTTGTACCAAGATCATAATCAGAACCAATCTCATCTTCCATTTCTTGGATCTTCTGCCCACCAGCTCCCATTGATACAGCGGCCAATCCATAATTCCCACCAAAATACATTGCTGCATAAATAGGTAATTGTTCTGAAACTAGTCCAGCAAAATATTTACCAAAGTCACCAAAAGAATTAACATTATCAAATGATATATTCTTAGCATCTTCTTTTATTTTATTACCCATTTCTATATTAGCAGTACCAACTTCTCCTAAAAATCCACCTAATCCTTTTTCGTCTCCTTCAGCATATTCAATTGTAGATCCAATTAACTTTGTAGCTCCACCTAATATATTTATACCAGTACCAATAAACTTGGATAGATTAGCGGTTACATCATCATAATTATATTTGAAATACTCTAATTTCTCTTCGTCTGTTTTTATTTTATCAACATAAGCAGGATAATTATCTGCAATACCTTTAAGGTTATCCATAGCCTTTCTAGCATCTTCTCTTCTTGTTTCGTAAGTAGCTATTTCTTCTTCTGTAACTTCCCCTTTAGTATATTTGTCTTTAAAAAGATTTGCATACTTTTCAAATGAAGATAATTGGCTGTTATATGTTTTAGCTAATATAGTTTGTTGTCTAGCTAAATCAGAAGATACCAATACATCTTGTACTGCTCTTATTTTTAATTTTTCTTTCTGTGCAGCTACTTCTCCGATGTATAAAGGTTGATCATCCCAATATTCTTCCGCAGCTTTGCCCTCTTGTATTAATACTTGCTCTTTATAAAATATCTCCTTAGCTAACGCATCAACATCTGCAGCGTTTATTTTCTGGCCTTTTTTAGCTTTCTTTGATAATATATCTATAGCTTTCTTTTTTTGTGTCTCTAATGGCTTGTATGGAGATATAGTCATATCTATATCAGCGCCTAAAACTTGCCCTACCATAGATACTGGGCTTAATATAACATCATTAAGGAACCCTTTTGCACCTTCTCTAATGTAATCTATTGTTTGAGAATCGTTAACCTCATCTGCATATAATTTATCAATAGAGGCATAGTCAATAGGCTTGCTCTTTATATAATTCATTACTTCTGCTTCCTTCTCTTCTAGTATCTCAAATTCCTTTTTAATTGGAATATTTGCAATAGCTTTTTCAAATTCGCTAGTTGGATTTAAAATGTCTTGTATAGGATCTTTTTGGTAAAACGAATAATCATTTTGTTTACCTACAAATGCTGATACTTCCTCAGTGCTCTTCTTTATATTTGCTTTTTTATTCTTCTGAGCTTTTTTGAATGTGCCAAGAAAATCGCCTTCTGATTTTTTTTCTTTTGTTTGATCACTCCAAGGATATGTTTTTTTAGCTGGCTTTGCAGAAGCTGAAACCATTGAAGATTTTCTTTTTAATCCTTTGTCTTTTATAATGGCATTAGCCGAGGTTTTTTGCTCGGCTGCCATTTTGTTGATTTGATCTTCTGTATATATTTGCCCAGAGGCATCGATGTATTCAAACATAAATCCTTATTTTAGTTTATTTAATTTTACCTGTTTTCAAATATTCCACAACTTCTTTTTTAGTTTTAAAAGTAGTGAATTGATTATTACCGGAAGCTACCATAAAATCTGTACCATCAAAACTTACTTTTTTATTACCCCAAGTAAAATCGTTTATTGAACCAGGTTCTTGAGCATATACTAACTTAGCCAATTCATCAAAAGTAACTTTCTTAGCTTTCTCTTTAGGTGTTTTAGCAGCCTTAGGCTTTGCTGGTTTAGGATCTTCTTGAAGGAATACACTAGAATCCTCTTTTAAAATATCTTGTTCTCTTTTTATCTGTGTATTTAGGAAATGATTTTTGTATGCTGCAATAGCTTCAGCTTTCTCTAGGCTATCTAACGTGCTATCAGAATCAAAATAAATAGGTTTTAATCCAGCCTGCTTTCTATATTTGTTTACAGTATTGTTGGTATGTAACATTAATTCTTCGTCTGTCATACCAGCTATTTGGGCATCTAATTGAGTAGCAATAGATGCTTCTATTTTTGCTAAATCAGGTTTTGCTACCAGTTTAAATACGTTTGACTCAGGTAGATATTTCTTCTCAACTTTAATGCTACCGTCAGGATTCTTTTCTAAAAAATCATCTTGTATTCTATCCGTAGCTTGATCTCCTTTGCTTGGGTCTTTTGGATCAACCGGTTTCGTTTCAAATACTGTTTTACTATTAGCCTTTAATTTTTCATTATCCTTTGTTCTATCTGGTACTATCTTCACATACTCATTACCAAGATCGCCTATTTGCTTTAATTTAGAAGCTGCATATTCTTTAACTAGGTTCCCTTCTTCGTCGTATATTTCCCAAACTAAATTATTTGGATCTGCATCTTTATATACAGCTTTTTTTGTACCGCCTAATTTACCTTGCATTATGCGTAAAGCTTTCACGTCACTAGGGTCCATATCTATTGCTAATCCTCCTGGATCGCCAATTGGTTTGATTAAAGCTCCATCAACATCATTCGCATAAACTGATAATTCAGATAAGCTATTGGAAAAGTTGCCAGATATAGTTGCATTTATATCCGATAATGTCTGCATAGCTTTCTGTCTATCCTGCCCCGTTATTGTATTATTTAATAATCCTGACTTTAATGTAACGGCCTGCTGTATTAATGGCTCAAATGTTTCGGCCATATTTATTTTATCATCGGATGATTTTAATTTACCCACGGAAGCTCTTAAAGCATAAGAGTATTCGTCTACCTCTTTATTAATATCTTCTAATTTTTTTTGATTTTCCTCTAACTTTCTTTGTATTTCTTTCTGCCTAATACTATAATTTTGTGCAACATTAGCAATCGTACCTGATATTGACTCTTGTAGATTTCTAAAATGTTGTCCCGTTTGTGTATCGACTATTATCTCTGGATTACTGTATGCTCCCATATATTATATTTGTTTGAATTCTACGTCGATTAAAGAGTAATCAACTTGACTATAACCATCATTATTATTTGATACAGCAAAAGCAGGAACTTCATCAGCCATAACTCCTTGCCAAACTCCTTCACCAAATTTATCATCTTTATATTTAAAAGAGTATATATTTAAACCGCTTGGGGAAACTCCTATTTTCTTTATATCTGTTTTTAATCTTCTGTCTGAAGTAGCGGTTGTGCCTCCTTTGCTGAATGCACCACTTGAAGCCATTGATCCAATAGATGAAGTTATACCTCCAATCATACCGGTTAAAGCCCCCATTTGATCTGCTCTTGCTTGCGCTGCCTGCGCTTGTGCTCCTGCAAGTTGGCCGGCAACTCTATCAATTTTTCCTTGTTCACGAGATTCACGTGCTTCAAACATAAATTGCTTACCAGCAGCTTCCGCTTGTTGAACCCTAGCTGCTTCAGCCATTTTTATAGATTGTAATTCTTGTTCTCCTTGAGCTCTAAGTTTTTCATTAGCGGCCTCTTGTTGTTCTATGTTTGCAGAAATCTCTTTCTTACTTTGTAGTGCAGCCTGCGCTAAAGCGGTTGCTCCACCAGCACTTGCTCCAGTTTGTTTTAATGTGTCTAATGTATTAGCTAACGACATATCCGCTTGCTCAGCTTGGAATTCCGCTGCTTGAGTAGCTACTCCTAAACTAGCAAATGGATTTGATGCCATAGAACTAACGTCTTTAACACCAGCATAAGGATTAATAATCGCTTGCCTAGATCTTTCTAATTTAGCAAGTTCAGCTGCTCTCGCTCTAGCCTCCGCTTCTGCTCGACGTCTAGCTTTTTTAGCGCCTCCCATGCCAATAATTCCAGTAACTATGGAAGCTCCACCTCCAATAGCTCCTGCTACTACCATACTCATACTCTATTCGTTTAAAAGTTTATATTCTTTATATTCTTCGTAGGATTTACATGTTAACATGTTCTCCAATGTTTCAATGTCTGTTATATTGTCAGGGTTTGGATATACATTTACAAATATAGTATCTTCTATAGCGTGTATAACCCTTTTTGTTCCTTCAGGAGCATGTACATAACAAGGAGCAATATAATTACTCACTCCTTCGTCAGTAGCCACTGTAATCTCTCCTTTTAATAAAAACCATGTATGTGATATTTTATAAAGTTTACCAATTACAAATCCGTCTTTTTGCATAAACATTTCTCTAATGTAAACTCCTTCAGAAAATGAATGCTTTAATGGAAACATATCAGAATTCCCCTTTGCTATTAATGGGCTATCCATTGCCAGCATAGAGGATTCTAACTGTTCTACCTTATTGATGAACTCGGTATTTATTAACCGATGCTCTTGATTTAATTGAATTTTATTTTCCATATATTTAATAGCTTGACATCACATATTGTGTACCAACACTCCATAATTCCTTAAGACCATTCACATCTGTAATATTATCAGTAGATAAAGTAACTGTTGCGAATCTCCCTTTTATACCCGACATCTGTTCTCCAAACAAAACCTCTCCGCTAAATGGAGCACTATTGTTAACTAGGTTAGCATAGTATTTGTTCTCTTTTCTTTCAAACCCATATCTATATATAGGAGGAGTTAAAAGTGTAGGGTATGTAGCTCCGGTCGCGTCATATGCTCCACCAATATAACTTGGTATCTGTGCGGTCGTATCATTGCTTGTTCCAAAGTTGTAGAAGACACTTCCAAAATCATATTTTTGCACATCACCTATAAAGCTATCTACTTGCCAACCATTATCACCTTCGTAGTTTACAGTCTTAAAGTTTTTACTTATACCAACATCTTTATTGAATATCAATGTGATCGATGATTTTGTTTGCGTACCATAAAAAGTTCCTGCAGATGCATTTTTAGCGTAATGCTCCCACAACGCACCATCCTTTATTGAATAGAAACTGCTTCTAACACTGAACATTCTAGTTGGCTTAAAAGAAAAGAAACTAGTGAATCCGTTTATTGTATCATCAAAATTCAATGTCGCATAAGACTGGGTTGGATTAGCTTCGCTTGTTTGTAACGAAACCATGTATTGCTTATTATAAGCATCCCAGCTGCCTATTATATTACCTTGACCGTAATTAGCTGAACTTATGTTAGTAAATGTATCTCTAAAGAAATCTGTCATACCATATTCTGATATTTCTGTAATTCCGTCTTGAGACAATCTTAAAACACTATTTCTATATCTATCTGTAAAGTATTTTCTATAACCATATGCTGCAAAACTAAGTGGATCTTTACTTATTCCATAATTACCAGCATAAGGAATATTTTGTCCAATTACAACATTTGACGAAGTAACTGCACCTCCTCCTTCGGCTGAATATATAGCGTCTTTTTCTATTAAAGATCTACTTACTTTATTCTCTTGAAAGATTATTAAGTTGGTATCTTCTGCATATAACTTTTGAATTGATCCACTCGCCGGATCCAGACTTCTAGTTATCTCATCTCCTATAGAAAATACATTTGTATTGTTTACACCTGTTCTAGAATTAAATATACCAGAATATATTAAAGAGTTACCTCTAACGCTTGCATTAGGTTCTTCTTCTACTAAATAAGCCCTTACTCCAAAATCAACGGAGGTATTGTTATATCCCCCCGTTATTCTAGCTTCCTCAATTACCCAGTTATAGTCTTCTTGTGTGAAAGGAGTTACTGGGCCTGGGTAACCACCTAAACTTTCAGGAATACCAAGAGAACCATTCCATTCTCCTTCATAATCTGAATTTGTAGTTTTCTTTAGTAAAAAAGTATTGAAATATTTTACCTCTATTATTGCTCCCATATAGTTATTATTACTTGATTTTTATATAAATTACCTATTATTAAGAGAAAGAGAATGTATATCCTGATGTTCCCGGAAAACGTTCTGTTAGTAAACCGGTATACGAGTTATCAATACATGATACTGAGTCATCTTTTATTACATCAATATCGCTACTATATAGCCATCCCCCCGGAGCGCAAGCATATCCAGTGCTCGGTATAAGAATAACACTAGTTCCACTTCTCAAATCATTCCAGCTACCTATATATGAATAATATCCAGGAACATACGGGTCACTATCAGAAGGCACTTGTATTACCACAAAATACTTTTGAACACCACCAGAAGTGAAAGAATACTCTGTAACTCGATCTGGCCCTGGTACAAATCCTAATCTAAGTAGAAAGGTTGCATCAGCTGCATCACCAGCTCCGCCAGCATCGGTTAACCTCATAGTTATTTCAAAAGGGCCTATTGGCGTTATAAGAGGTAAATAATTGTTGTTTAAGAAACCCTTTGCTGAAGTTCCAGCTATCTCAGTTGATACTGAAAAATAATCAACAGGAGTACCGCCTAAATTTTTAGCACTTAGAAGGGACCATTCAAGAGGAGGATCATTTGCTAAAGCAATATTACCGCATCCGTTTGTACCAGACAAACTTGTGTGTACTGCGGCCGTAGGATTACTGGCTATTATTTCACCAGGCACTGGCAGATCAGATATTATTGGATCGATATTATTTAACGTAATTGTTCTAGATAATATTCTATCTAATCCACTAACTACAGCTACAAAGTTGAATACAAAATTATTTAATTCAAATTCAGGACCACCCCTGAAATATACATTGTTATAAAAATCTTCAGTGACCCTTATAAACCATCTTGGGTAAGGTGATGTTATTGGATTCGATGGATCAGGCACTAATTCGAAATACGAGGTTACGTCTGTTCCGTAAGGTCCAAGAGTATATACGGAGGTCATTGTCATGCCCGTAATTATTATTGGACTATTATTAATAGCTACATTAAAAGCATTAACCAAAACAAATCCTTCGCTACCGGGTAATGTACCTTTCACAACATCTTCTCCTATAGTCATAGCTTCATCAAAACTATTTGTATTCCATTCGCTTAAGCGAACAGCTCCACCTGCTCCATCTTCTATTGCTTCGTTTAATTCAACGACAGACCCAGCGGTAGTTGTTTCCCAGAATATATCTAATAACGAATTAGACGGCGCTGTCTCGGCTACTCCAAGATTGAACCATCTGTCTATAGGTCTATCTGCTGTTATTCCAAACTGTTTTACTGTAGATATTCTGCCTATTAATGGATTGGATTCAACATTATAAAAGCGAGTAGATGGGGTATAACCTGATATAGACCCATCGCCATTAAACATCTCTAAGTTATCAGCAATTGTACTAACTATCATTGCTGTTCTGCCTGGGTAGTACTGTATATTCCCCGCATACGGTCCAAACGGTCTGTCCAATGTGTTAACTCTATTGTACAGCTTAACACTGCTCCTGAATTGCTTTTGTAATGGACCAACCTCCGATAAATCTCGCGGCACTTTATTTATGTTATCATTTATTAATACAACATGGGATGTTTTGCCTATTTCTTTTTCAGCATCGTCAGGATATGCGGCCATCACTCCGGGCAGGTACACATTGTAATAATCTTGTTCTGTTTGTTTTACAACTATCTTATAAGAATACCAACCTAGCGGATTATATTCAGGCACTTCTGGATCACCATTATATACACCCGGATAAGCTGTTGATACTTGTCTATCAGGCGGTATAAGATCATTAAATATAAGTTTTAAAGAACTTCCAGGCCAACTCATCTGATCAATCGTACTATTTATATATCCTGCATATACTGTAGATCCAGAAAAAGCTTGTCCCTCAGTAACTACAGAACTTGTATTTCTTGACAACAATACAGTTGATTGTCTACCAAATTTATCTGCTAGCACAACCCCTACTTGATAACTTCTGTTTCCTTTTAAACTATGATTGGGGTATTCGATTGAGCTTGTAAAACCATTAACAGTATCAAAGTCGTACTTTGTGGACACAGCTACATTGTAATTCAAACTAACATTAGAAGGCAATGGAGTATGTTTATCTTGATAATTACCATAAACAATTCTATTACTCACTACTTCTTGAGCAAGAGCTCTTACAGGCACTATATCATATACTCTAGTAACTTCCGTTGTGGGTAATGTTTTATATGGTTTTCTAGAATTGTAATTATATAAGAAATAATCCTCTCCTCCTTCAACTTGATCCTCTATCTCTTCTATTGTTATAGTATCTAAAACCTTAACCGCTAGGCTATCGGACTCTTTATACAGAATGTCTAACTCAGTAATCTTCAAATCTCCTTTAAGCAGCGCTTTACCGATAGGTAGAGGTATTACTAATTTTATTTGTGTTACCTTATTTTGCATAAAAGCAACAACAGTACTTCTGTATGTTGCTTCCTCATCATTAACATTAAAATCAGAATTATATGTAAAGTAACCGTCTTGTTGTGGTATAAATGCTATTTGAGTAAACGGAGCCATTAAAGAATATTCTCCGTCATCAAACCTAAATCTATAAGAAAATCTTACAAATTTATCTTTTAAATAATCAGGATCGCCAGGGAATGCAGGGTCATAATAAGGGTTAATTGAAAATACCAACGATGTTTCGTCTGGTAAAGTTATTGGTCCCGATAAAGTAATTGATGGACCGGAGTCATCATAACTATCAACTGTTAACCCTAGTGGAACAATCCCCCCGTCGCTTCCAATATATCCAACATCTACACCTTGCGTAATAATACCTGTTATACCTTTAACTAAGAAAGTGGCATCCGCAGTAGTTGCTTCAGCTGTAAAACATTCACCTCCATTTGGATAATATAATGAGGAAACATCTTTCATTGTTGTTTCATAACTTCCAGGAGCTTCTTCGCTTTCTTGCCAAAGTTCTATTGCTTTATATGGATAATATTTTGCAACAGATATAGTGTCTTCAGTTATATAATAATTTGGGGTACTAAAAGCCGTGTCTACATTTATCTTTCTTGGCTGGTTTCTATTGTCGGTCCAGAATAATAAATTCTCTAATAAATTTACACCGATTATAGGACTTGTTACTGAAAAGTTTAGGAAAGCTCCAGACACTAATTTAGTCGCAATATTAGTTCCAAAATTATAAGTATATATATAATTCTTGGCAGTTGGAGAATATAGATTTGTTCCTGTAGTATCGATATAATCTGTTAAGAAAAAGTAGCCAACGTTATTAGATAGATCTATAAATTGCCCAATACAATCTAAGTCTTCCTCATCGGCCAACTCATTGAAATCAACCAATAAACTATTGCCTAGTACGGTTTGCATCGTACCTACATCTGAATTTTCCGATTTACTTATTTGCAAATTTACAGCATTTCGATACTCGTTTTCAGGAACTAACCTGTCATCGAGATCTTTATTCATTTTTCCTCCAGTAAAATTATTTTTAATTTCTGCCATTATATTTTAGTGTTTAATCCATTTTGATTTACCTCTCATAACCTGTACAATCTCATGTAACTTGATATTAGATAAACGTATTTTAGCATTTCTTAATTTAGCAAACTTTTCTCTATTCAATCTTTGCACAAGATATTCTGGTGAATCTCTTCTTGTAGATACTATTGCGTGCAGTATATAAGCATACATTGCTTCTTCTGCCATTTTAGGTACTCTAGAGTCTAAATCATACGCTAATCCATCTGATATATAATCCAATGTAATTATCATCTTATGTAGATTGCTAGAAAAAGACATTTTACCCTCTCTATCATTTATAGTAAACCATCCGTTGCCTTGTGCATATTGTGGGTCTAATCCATATTGTCTACCTACAGCTCCGAAATTATCCATTCCATAATACCAACCACCAAAATCATTATCTGCTCCCCAACCATTAGCTAGGTATGTACCATTTAATAATTCCGTATCGGCTCTTCTCCATCTTTCCTCTATTATTGGTTCAGTTTCGATGTTGTTATTAAATTGGTCCTGCGTAGGAACTCCTCTATCGTCCTGTAAAGGAGCTTCTGATGGATTAGAGGTTAAGTTATTAGCTGGATAAATTGGATGCTTTACGCCTTGTCTATCGATCCAATAAACACCTACATAGTTTACATAATCCTGTGGTAGTACAACGCTCAAAGAATGAGGGATAGTTAACTCTTGTGATTTGATACTTTTCAATGTATCATAACTAAATTCCTGCATAGCTCGCTTAGCATGGAATATTACATCTGTTCTTTTTACATCTGGTATTAATTTGCCATTACCAACGTAAGCAACAATAAAACTATTTATTACATCGCTTAACTTTGTGTATTGGTATCCTCCATAGTTCTCCTCTACAATATTTCCAAAAGCATCTTCGTCGCCGTAATTACCCCCATCTAATATTTTTAATTGAACAACTATATAAGTTCCATCACTTGGAGCAAGCGAAAATATAATTGTGTTATTAATAACGTTATAAGATGACGTGTACTCTTCAAAAGTTCCTGGCGATCCAGTAGGACTAGTGTATAATTTAAAATTATTTAAAGCGTAATTTATATTATCGGGATCCCAACTGCCAAAAACCAAGTTGGTATTAAAAGTAGTAACATATTCGGTGGCCTCATCTACAGTTATAAAGCCTTGTGCTCCTTCGTAATATTGTCTATTTGTTTCGGTAATTAAACCGCCATTAGGCATTGGCATATATTTTAGTTTTTAGAGTTATTTTCTTCTTGTTGTGATTTCTGAGCTGCTATTTGTACAATCTCAGGGTCTCTTACTATAACACCAGCATATAATAATATCTTAGTTATAACATTAGTTTGTTCTGCTGCATCTAAGTCAAATTGAACAGAATTACTAGCAGAATATATGTATGGTCCATTTGTCCAAGTGACTCCTCCTATACCAGTATAACCCCACACAACATCTACCGGTTTTCTAATATAAGAAACACTTATATCCGCGGCTAATGTTATATCTCTTGGATGAACATATATACGAGGTAATGTTGCTGCTGTACCTGCAACCCCTAATGTAGCGTTCTCGTATAAGTATACTGGAAATTGTTTTGTTGGCTTTGTAAGAGGTGATAAATTAAGATATATTAATTGATCTTTTTGAACCCTTTCTATTTCTATTTCATCTTTATATATAACGGTACCTAACTTGTGTAGATTAGAAGGCACCACAAAATAGTCTGCTCCCATAGGTTTAGTGCAGGAACCAAATGTTTTGAATATAGATAACATACTGTCTATATTCTTTTGTCTATCGGCATATTCCGTATTAGATTGAGGAATCCTTAATTGTTGGTTTAAATCATCAAAATAAGATTCAAATATCTCTAATTGAACCTGTGTTGCTACTTTGTTAAACTCATCTGGAGTCATATAGCCTCTCTGCTCTTTATTAAGAATAGAAAGTACTGTCTTGTAAACTGTATCTACGTTTATTGCCATTGTTTGTTTTTATTATAATATTTAGGCAGCTACCACGTTTATCTACGCAATAGCCGCCCATATATTAGTATTACGTGTTATTGAAGTTTTTTCTCAATAGACTGAAAGATCTCTATACCCTCGTCTGTCTTAAAAAATGCTGCCATAGCCGAATACGGATTTTCATCAAAAGGTACTGTCATTAGCTTCTTGCCGTTTGACGACCATTTAAAATCACGCTGATCATCTGACAACTTTATAATGTTAGCTTCACATGCTTTAATAGCAAAATTGCGTAGCTGAATATTTTCGTCATTAACCAAATCTAAGAATAAATATGGGTTTCTTTTAGCAAATATCATTAAGTCTCTTTTTATCTCCTTAGAAGTCATCTTAGACACCTTAGATCCAATCTCTACTCTCAAGATTGATTCAGCTTGATCAATGTCCATTGATTGCGCTGCATTCATTGCTTCTAGTTCTGTTTCTAATGAATCAAGTTCATCAACTGCTATAAGTACGGAATCAAATTCTTTGTACTTTCTATTTAGCATCGGATGATAAAGTGATAATAACTTTTGTAAATTTTGCTTGTCTTTTGGAACGGTTAATACTCCGTCCTTGAACATAATATGCCCTAATGTTGCTTCTCCTTTTTGTTCATCTACAAATGGTGAGTTCTGATTAGTTGCATATCTTAATTCTCTTTGTTCTTTTTTATCTTCATCAAACCATAATAAAGGAAATCTCCTTGAATGTCTTGACGAAATTGTGTATGTTAATGGACTATGTGGTCCCATTAATAAATATGTTCTATCTTTTACCTCCCATACTTGAGGTTCTGTTTTTGTTTGTTTTGACATGATATAATATAATTAGTTAATTTGTAAAAGGTAAAGATTACCCCCGTATGTACAACAGGGGTAAAATTTACAGTATTTATTTGGATTATCCGATAGATGTGAATAACACGAAGTTATTAGCACCTTGAACACATAAACATCTTTCTGATAAGAAGTTTACCTCCATTGCATCTAAGTCAGAAGTGTAAGCGCCACCAACAGATCCAAGCACCCAAGATTTCATTCTACGGTCATCAGCTTGTGAAGCTCTATAACGAACGTGTAAGAATGGTCTACGAATGTTTGTTCCTAAGATTTGATCGTAAACAGTTGAAGTACCAGCTGGAACTAAAACTCCATCAATTGCAGATTTAAGCATACCTCCACGAGTCGATGCATCATTTAAGTATTTCCAGTCAGTTTTGTAGAAATCATAAGATCCTCTACGGAAACCTGCAAATCCTAAGTTTAATGCCATCTCTTCAGAGTTTTCGAATAAACCGTAAGCAACACCTCCAGCAGCACCAGAAGATAAAGCAGCTAACATATCATCAAAATCTAATGAAGTTTGGCGGTTTAAGAATAACATGTTCTCTTCAATAGCTCCTTGAGTATCTAAGTTTCTTAAGATTGAATCAAACTCAGTTAAACCAGCAGCAGCAGAGAAGTTGTTTAATACATTACCTCTTTCTTCTACAGCAGCAAAAAGACCTTGTGTACCTTTTTTACCAGCAGCCAAAGCAGCTGATCCAGCAGCAGCTAATTCACCTTCAACAACAGACATTTCTAGGTAGTCTTCGAAACGTAATCTTGTTTCAGATTCTGCTTTTAAATACCACATGAATCCACCAGCACCATCTTCAGTAGCAATCTCTACCCATCCAATTTGAGCTGTATCAGATCCATTAACAACATATTTGTTACGGATAATGATAGGTGAGTTAGAAAATTGAGTAAAGCTTGGTTCGATGCTTGTATAGTTGTCTCCTGTTAATGTAGATCCTTTTTTGTATTCAGAACCATAAACAAAGATTTTCAAATCGTCCATAGAATCTGTAAAACCAGCAGCGGCTAATGTAGCAGCAGTATAAGGAGCAACGGTTAATGCGCCAGTAGTAACGTTACTAGCAGTAACAATAGCTTTAACCTCTAATCCTGTATCAGGATTCATAATAACGATAGTCTGATTAATAGAAATAACGTTTTGTACGAAATCTTTAGGATCAGATGGCGTTAAATTTACAGGGATAAGTAATGTATTAGCGGCGGCACTTGTTACATCAACTCCTGTATAAGCAATGTGTAATCTATTTTGTTCTGACCAAATAACCTGATCTGAAGCCATTGGCATCTCAGCTCCTACCATGCGTAAGAATCCTGATAATGTTCTATTACCATAACGCTCTACTTCTTGTTCGTAGATTTCAGGTAAATATTGTTGTGCGAAAGATACGAAATCCGCATTATTAGGATCCGTAAAGTTTAAATAGTTTGTTTCTAAAGCTTGTTGCTTCTGAGACGGTTTAATGGTCCCAAAGTTAGGCGTGATATTTGCCATAGTTTTTTAATTTTAGTTGTTAAATTTACTCTTTATTTTTAATTTTGTAGAGTCCACACCATTAATTGCTTTAACTTTAAAACCATTTACAAATATTTCACCACTTGCAGTTTGCCTTGGAGCGGTCGTAATATTATTTGATTTTGCAGTAATTTCTTTAATAGCATCTGCTTTGCCTTGTTCATAAAAATGATTAGCCAAAGTATCTACGTTTTCTGCAGCATACATTGCTTTGTGATAACCTTTCAAATCTGTTACTTCTCCTTTATCATTCAAGAACTTCTTGACTAAGTTAGTAATATTCGATTGCTTATCTGCTACAACATCTGTGTTCTGAACTCCATATCTAAAATTCTTTTCACCTAATTTGAAATCAAAACCTTTGAAATCTTGTGAGAAAAAACTCTTTGTGTCGTTCTTAAACTTTAAATGTTGATCTTCCACAACTTCTTGCTCTTTTTGATATCTATTGAAAAAGTCAAGTGCTTTTTGTTGATCCTTATTTACACTTGGTCGTAACTTTACTTCCTCGTAGTATTTTTCTTTAAGATCTTCAAGAAACCCCTTAGCTTTTGCAACTTCTTCTTTAAACGCTAATTTCTTTTTACGGATATCGCGTTCATCGTCCTCGTCTTCATCGTATGCAAATCGATCATCCATTAGGAAATCAATTTCTTCCTCGTTAAGATGAGGTCTTGTTTTTTTATAGTATTCTTTTAATAATAATTCATTGTTAACATTTGAGTAATCAGCATTCAATCTAACATAGTCCTCAACTGTTCCTCCAGTATCTTCCATAAATGAAATCAACTTCTCAATGTTCTCTGGTAATTGCTTACCAGTGCTTTCTGCCACACTAACAGCTGCAGCTGCTTCTTGTTCTAATTCTTTTGAACTAGCAATAACCTCTTCTTCTGAAATCTCTTGGATTACATTAATATGAGTTACTTCTTCGGCTGGCGCTTCAATGCTTTGGGTAATGATTGCGGGTTCGGTGTTTCTTTCATCCACTTTTGGCAATTCCACTTTGGTGACTTCATTGCCCAGCACGCCTGCATTTGTGTTTTGCTCTTGAATGGCATTATCTTCTGGTTTAGTTTGTAAATCAACTTTTGTAACCACTGCAGGTTTATTTAACTTTCTAGCAGCGGGTTTTGGTTTTTGCATTTTAAAACTTCCTTCTTGTTTTACTTGTTCTGACATAATATAATAATATATAATTGGTTAATATTTTTACATAAGACCTAAGTCGAGTGTATCTACTCCTGAGTTCTCAAAATCTTTTGGCATCGTATTATTCTTTCTTTGCTCAATTAATTCTGATTGCTGTGTTGCTTGTATCTTAGTTCTTTGATCTTTACGATCTTCTGCTTGTTGTAATTTTTTATTAGCAATATCTACTTGAAGTTTTGCAAGCTCCAAATCATATTTGAATTGTTCTGCCATAAGTTGTTTCTTTATAGACATTTCTTGCATCATTCTTTGCATCTCAAATTGAGACTTAGATTGTAATACTTGTATTTCTGTTTGCGCTAAAGCTTCTCTTTTCTGTACCTCCGCCATTGCAGCTGCTTCTGATGCTTGTGCTTGCGCTTCGCTTTGTGCTCTAATCATTTCTTGTTGATTAGCTTGATCTCTTTCTTGCTTTTTCTTCTTCTTGAATTTTAAAGCTTGATTAGCTAATCCAATGTTACTTATCTGATTCAAGTCAATAACATCTTCAAGATCTATATTACCCGCTTGTAAAGCTATTTGCACATTTCTTTCGAAGGCTGCTCTTTCCTCTTCTTCTGGTTCTAGCTCTAAGAAGATGCCAAAATCGTGGATGTTCAAATTCTCAATCTCTTTTAATGTTTCCACATTGAACAAAGATATACTCTCTATTAAAGATTGTCTTGTCAATGGGAAATTAAGTGAATCAGATATTCTCAATGATATATTTTCACATGTTCTCAATGTTAAATATAAACTAGCATCTTTTATGTGACGTGTAGCTGTATTAGAATTAGCAGCTGCCATTTTCTGTAATCCAACTAAAGCATCTTTATCAGGCGTACTTCCATCTCTAGCTTCATTCAATCCGGTAACATCACGGATCATTTGTAAGTAGTACTGGTATGTACCTATAAGCGCTTGTATCTTAGCGTTACCGTTTGATGTTTGTAATTCTTGAATTGGCACTTTACCTTGGTTAACTCCACCATCTTGTGACATGGATCTACCAACGATACTACCCGTTTGGAAATACATATTAAGCGCTTCTGCTGGATTGTAATTTGTTCCATTACCTAAATCAACTTCAGCTAAACCATCGACATCAACGAATACTCCATCTGGAACCATTCTAGCTAATACCTGTTGTAACTTAAGGTGTGTTAACTGGATCATATCAGCAAAAGTAGTAGTTCTACTTACTAATGATTCAATTCTACCTTTATACATTCTAGGCGCACAGATATTATAATTCATCTGCACTTTAGTCGTATCAGCAAATGGGCGCGTCATATTCTCAGCTAACTTCCATTCTAGCATTTTCTCATACCCAAGGATTTTAGCTCCTGTGTATAAAACTTCGATGCTTCTTGATACTCTTTTGAAGTTATCACTTTCTGGCGGATCAAAGCTATCATCTTTCTCAATAGCTTTTTCCATCCCTTGTTCTGTTTGTTTTATTTTAAATACTTGATTTGAATATGTCTTGTATTCGAAATATAAAACCTGCACAGTTGTATTGTCCATACTTTGCCCTGGATAGTTACGAATGTAATTCATATCTCCAGGATATTTTTCAATCTCTTTTAATTCATCATTAGACAAATAAGGAAATTGCTTTTTTAATTCTTCTAGGCTTATCGCTTTTACTTCACCAACATAATATACATCCTCAAAGTTTGGATCCTCTGTATAAGAGTATACCAAGTTAGCTGGATCAACGTAATCAATAACTATACCATTAGCTGGATTCCACGAGGTCTTAGCACATGCAATACCAATAACAGTTAGATCATAATTAAGTCTCTTTGCGATTAAATCATATTTATTAGTAGCTAATACTTGGTTTATAACTTCTTCCTCTGCAATCTCAATAGATGGTTTATAGTCAAGCTGAAGTCTCATTTCTAATTCTTCAGTAGACTCTGGTAAGTTTTTAGGATCGTTTGTATTATATAAGTTTACACCTAATTTAGTTTGTATTTCATCTAAGAAATCACGAGCCATCATGTCTCTTATTATACTAGCAGCATAATCTGTTTTAGCTTTTGTAGACGCTGGATCTTGTGCATAAGCTTTTATACTATAGCTTTTGTTAGATATACCATTAACAACAATATCAACGAATTTAGGTAAAATAGGAATAGGTTTCCAATCTAAATTCAAATAAGATAAATCACCGTTTATAGATAATTCATCTTTGTATTTTTGTATAGGCTGTTCTCCCCTTGCATAAAGTCTTAACCTATGAAAGTTTTGCCAGTTAGAACCGAATCTATCGTTACCAGCTCCTCCAACACGGTCTCCTCTAAACCATTCGTTTTCTATAGCTCTTCCAACAAGTGCTCCGTATTCTAATGTTTGTTTCACTTGATCAGGTACTACCTGACTTGGAAAAGAACTATTGCTATTAGTATAAATCATTTATTGTATTATTTTTGAAGTATTTCCACTATTATTATATTTCTTGAAATTCAACGGAACTTGTCGTTTAGCTGTTTCATAAACAGGAGAATACATGTGTCTATTGCAAGCCATAATAGCCAAACCAGAACTAATAGAAGCATCATGCTTCGTTCTATCGTTTATATTAAATCTTGCCCAATCATTTAATGTTCTTTGAAAGTACATATCACCGTGATTATCTCCTTGTATACCAACGTGGTTCTCTATATAGGTTTCAATGGCTGCTGCATGAGCTTGTATAATATCCTGCCCTGAGTTAGGTATACCACCAATCTCTTTCTCTGTTGGTGATAATTTATTCCAAACTTTATCAGGTCTATTCATGGAAAATCCTCTATACCCTCTTCTCTTAAAATAATATAGTAATCTAGCTTTATTATTTTCTGCTAATATTGGCATACCGTAAAAGACACAAGCCATTAGAACTTCTTCAAAGAATATCTCAGCAGTTTGCGGTCTAGCTACATATTCTAAAAAGAAATGATTAGGAGGTATGTTTTCCATTGAAAACTTAGTTAAGCCATGTAAAGCCCCGTTAGAACCTCTAGAATCCACTGTTCCTGATATATCATAACTATCGCAGCCAAATGCTCCACAGTGTTCATTTCCTGGGTATTTAATCCCATCTTTTATTATTACGCGGTTTTGTAAGTATTTATCGGGAATCCAGCTAATTAAAAATCTACCGTCTTTATTTGGATAAAACATTACTTTTGAATCTTGTATACCGTTCTCCCATTGAAAACTACCGCGTGTGATAACGTTTGTATTTCTTAGATCATCGTTATAATCTATCTGTTCGTATATCTTAGTAAGATTGAATAATGATTGTTTAGCTTCATCTCTAAAAGCATGTTGCTCTGTACGTGGGAACTGTCTATAATATTCATTTAAAGCATCTGAGTTGTTTTTTAAACCTTCAACTTCATTCTGCCAATGCTCTATTACCCCCATTTCAATAAGCCTACCATCAACTCCTTTTACTGGTTTTTTTGGAGTATCGAATACAGGTAACCCATAAGTATCAATGAATCCCTCGTACGACCATTCCATAGGTATGAACAAACTATATAATCCTGAAGCAGTCTGTCCATTGCGGTTTCTTTTCGTAACGTCTGAATCATAATAAAGTTTTTTAAAGTTTTCTCCTCCTTTATCTAAAGCGTTCGAAGTAGAACCCATCATACATTTACCAATGATCCTAGCCCCTAAACGCAAACAGGTTTTTGTAACCCTCCAGTTATTTAATATATTGTCTGGTCTTTCCCATTTACCACTCTCGTCGTGTACTAATAGTTTTAGTTTTTCACCATCATAAGAGTTATCACCGGTATTCTTCCAGTCAATAGTAGTATCTAAACCGTCGAGCTCTTCTAGCTTTTCATTTGTATCAAGTTTCTTACGCGTAAGTTTTGATGCAGGTATTCTATAAGCTAATTCTGTTTTAGGTCTATCCATACCGTCCTGGATAGGTTTGAAAAAGAATGGATAATTTATTGATATAGGCACAACCTTATCTGTAAACATCTTTTTAGCATCTGCCCCAGACTTTGATAATATACCATATCTAGAATCACTTGATATAGTTGCTTGATTAACTAGCTCAGCTGAAGACATAAATGAAAATCCAGAACGTCTATTCTTTAAATAAGACATACCATAACATCTATTATCAGCTTTACATGCTTCCCAAAATATGAAGAACAATCTATTAGATTCCCTGAAATCGGGAGCCCCAACGTCTATCTTGCTCCATTGCAAGTACATATAATGTGTACCTGTTATATAAGTAGGTTTACCATTATTATAAAATGAAAATCCTTCTTCTCTGTGTTTAAATTCTTGATCGATGTAGTCATACCAGCGTTCCTTAAAAGCATCCGGATATTTGTTCCAATCAAAAACATTTTTTATTTTCGAGATCTCCTTTGGTATATTTAACTGTTCCCAATATTGATCTTCTTGTTTATTCGATCTTTTATAAGAGCTTTCAATTAATGGTAATGCAATCTTAAGATTCTGTATTTCGTATATCTCTCCGATTTTACCAGTGCGGCTTATAACAACAACATCAAATTCTTTGTTATAACCATACTCCCATTTATTGTGTCTATTCTTTTGCTTTATTATGTTTGGTCTAATATGATCGTTGATCTCTTTATATAAAGTTTGTTCGTACATTATTTAGACCTCCCTTCTGCAAAACCTTTGAAAACTTTTGTTTCAGTGGTATTCTCTGCTTCATCCATCATTCGTTCTTCGTCTTGAATACGACCTAATATTTCAAATGCATCGAAAATGGCAAGCTTCTTTGTAGCTGCAGCGTTCTTTAATTTATCAGCACTTAAATCGTCTTCTCCATTTTCAAGGATAGCTTCTTCGGCTACTTTGATTAACTCTAGCACTGCTTTATGACCAGCGGCTATTATATTCCTCTTCGTCTCCTTTATATCCATATTTAATTACAATATCATTAGATTTCATACAATATAATCTCTGATCGTCTATGATGAACTCAAATTCCCCGTAAGGTTTATATCCAACTAGGTCGCCAGGATTGATTCCGAGCTTGTTTAAGGAGTCGTTTCCATATTTTAGTATTCCAATATGTTTACGCTCTTTATCTAGCTTAAATTGATTCGTATTCTTTATAGGTTTAACGAAGCAACGATCTCCGTAGGAAATCCATCCGCTATCTCTTTTATACAAATAAATTTGGTCAGGTGAACAGAAGTATAGATCTTCTTTAAAGTATGATCTACTATTCTTTTGTCTACCTCTAATATCATAAAAGCGTCTAAATACATTATGGTGTATTACTATAATATCACCAGGTTTTATATCTGTTTTAATAGCTAATGGCACTGAAACCACTTCTGCTATTTTATTAACTGATTTAAAACTTTCTATCTTAGTATTTAATATTAATGGATTACCATTAACATCTGTAGTGTTATTGTATCTAGAGCCTACCGGTTTAATTATAAAATCAAATACAGCCGTCATACTCATATTAATATTCTAAGTCATATTCAACAGAGATTGCCATATTAGAATTAAATTTCTTCCAAGGCATTACTTCGTCTTCTTTCTTAATATATATATTGTATGAATTATCAGTCTGATCTAATAAGATATGCGATATGCGATGCCCCCCGTAAACCTCTTGGCCTACGGAGTAATGCATTGCATCATCTTTATAATTAGTTCCTATACTTATTTTTCTAACTATTGAATCCATTATTGCTCTTGATTTGGTGTTTGCTCAATCTCAGTATATGATCCATCAGATAGATCGATATTGATTGCTCCGTATTCTTTTTCCAATTCAAGTTTGAATTCTTCTGAGTTTCTATTTACTTCAGCAACTTGATGTAATAACGCATGTTTTTGTGTTTCTAATAAACCAATATTAGACAGCAATGCACTTAAATCTTTTTGATGCTTAGTGATAGTTTCTAATTGTTCTTTTGTAATTTGTCTTACTACTTCCATTATATTTAATTTGATTATTATTAGTAGCAACGTCTGAGAGTCGAACTCAGTTAAGCGGGCTTATGAGACCCGTGAGATACCTTACCTCCCACCTGCTATTTTTTAAACAACCTATTGTATAGGCTTTGTTTTTTCATAGGCACTTCTAAAACAATGTCACCAGGAAAAGTATAATCTTTCCCTGGCTTCATTAATTTTTTATTACCTAAATTGTCTATACCTAAAACCTCAAACTCAACATCTTTCATAGTTATATCACCACTAGGTATTACATTATATGGTTTGTTTTTGTCTTTGCTATTTTTTTTATAGCCTGTTCTAGATATATTCATAATTATTTTTTTAGCTTCTACCTAATTTATTTAGTTTTTGCGATTTCGCATCACCAGAACCGGTTTTTATAAGCTTTCTTTTTGTTTGATCATCAATGACTTTTTTTGCTTTTGTGGCTTGCCATTTTGAAAACGCTTCTTTAGATTCTTTACTTTCAGGAGCTGAACCAGATTTTCTAGCGTTATACTCTCTTGCTCGTCTTTCGTTTGCGTGAGCTGTATTTAATGAATCTCTAACATGTGATCCTCTAGCTATTTTAACATCTTCATCAAAGTTGTTTTTACCGGTGCCATTATGCGATGTATTTCTCATAATAACCTTGCCTCCTCTTTTTACAACATTTGTTTGACCTTTATCTTTTACTATTTCAAAAGATTTAGCTTTATTTGGTTCATAATTACCAGTGGTAGCATTATAAGTGGCACCAACAGGTTTAGGTTGAAATCTCCTTGAATTAGGGTTATATGTTGTTCTATTGCCTTCTTCATAAGCAAAATTACCGCCGACTTCACCTGGATGATAAGCTGGCGCTTCATTACCTGTTGTTGGATTTTTTGGTTTTTTAGAAACTTGTTGTTTCATTGGTGATCCGCATCCGCTCATAAGTACCGGAGAAAGACCTCTACCTGTTTTAGGCATTGCTTGTCTGCCTGGTGATTGTTTGTAAGCCATTTTGTTTGTTTTAGTTTTAATTCATTAGTTTTCTTCTATATATCACAACAGCTGCGGCGTCGCTAACATAATCTACAGCAATTGTATTTTTATCAATTATTATAAATCTTCCAATACATTTCCAGTTATTAGGCTCGTAAAATGATTCTAAATAAAAATTATTTTTATTAAAATTATATGATATAATATCGAGCTCATAATTTCCTTCGTCTGTTGATGTCATTTTTATATTAAAATCTTTTTTTGTTAATCCAGAAAATTCAAGATAAGACGCTGGCGTTTCTGGAATCCATGTACCTTCCAAGAATTCCATAGACATTTTTTGAGCATTAACTTGTACACTTGCTAAAATAGCCACGATTGCTAATAATAAATTTCTCATAATAAATTAAATTAAAGTTATATTATTATTATCACGCGCATTTATTGCTTTTTATAAGCTTCTACTTCCCATGGAAGATTTTTTGCACCTTCATTCATTTTAGAACGAGGATATCTTTTTCCCTTCCAATACACGTTCTTTTGATCATAATCTAAATCACCTCTTTTCATCTGGTTGATATGTATCATTTCATGCTCAACCGTTTTGTTCTTCTTTAAATCTAATGGCGATACATCTTTGTTTACAAGTATTGTTCCGTTTGACTGAGCCATACCTAGTATGTTCTCATCCATATCTTTACTGTAAATTGGTGTATTATCAATATTATAAGGAGGACCGGTCATTTTAAAAGCCATGTGTATATAGTTTAAAAGTTATTAAATTCCCTATAAATGTATATCTATAGGGAATCTAAAATGTATTATGCGTAAACTGCAGCAGTAACCAAAATTTGGACACCAGCAACGATAGGCATTGTTACAGGAACAAATACTCCGCCTGGAGCAACATTCATCGCTGAATAAATTGCATTAGCAACAACAGGAGTTGTACCAGCAGCCGCAGTAGTAGTATGCGTCAAAGTAAGTGTTTGCTGACCAGCTGATAATGTGTTTTGGAAGTAAATAACAGTAGTTGTAGCTGCTGTTTGTTTTACATCAAAAATTAAATCTACAGGTAAGTTAATAGGCCCTCCATTAGGATCTGTAGCTGTAGCGTAACCTGTGTCAGTCGATGTGATGGTAATAAATTTTGCCATTTTGTTTGTTTTAGTTTTAGTTGGTTGTTAATTATTTATTTTTGTTTTTATTTTTGTCTTCAAAGTAGCTGTATATTCTAATAGCAGTATAACCAATAGAAAGCATAAGAAGAATTATTTTCAATATAGGCTCTAAATCTGTTAAAGAAACAAACAGAGCTAATGAATTTAATGCATATAGTTTTATATCAGTGTAACCCATTAAAATTTACATTTAGCACGCTGAGTAATTGGCGCTGAATTATACATAACAGGCGATTTCTTTACCTGCATTCCATCTTTACCATTGCTAACTCCTTTGCCCATAGGAAAGCCATCTATATCTAATGGACCATTCCATAAAGCGTTAGCTCCCGTTATGCCGTCGTTTTCTATTCTCTTAACGGCTGGTGTTACTTTTCTCATACCTTATATTTATTATTATCTATTAACGATTATACCATTGTACCCATAGTTCTATCATAAGAACCATCCGCTGGCATACCAAATGCACCTGTCATTGCAGACTGTGCTTTTGGACTGAATGGAACTGGAGCTCCTGTAGCTTTTATACCTGGATTAAATGTTCTAGGCTCTGATACTATCGGTGGTTGTTGTGTAGGTGTTCCTGTTAAACTCATATCAGTAGTAACCGCTTCACTAGGCAACATACCTGGATTAGCCGGAGCAGATCCTAATTTACTGTTGTATCTCATCTTGTTTTGTCTTTGTTTAAATTATGTATTGCTGAACGTAACACAATATCTGTATACGTGTTATTCTTCATTATTTTGTTGCTTCTAGCTGTTGTAGGTATATCTTCCTCTCCAAGCATAATTCGATACATCCTATGTATTAGTTGCTTGCACTTGAATGAAACTTTATATATGTTATATTTCTGGGTTGTATGGTTTCTATTTCGCCATACCACTATCCATCCTTGTTTTAACAAATTGTTCCAGCGCTTATTATCCCAACTATATGCGTATGTACCTATTTTATAATCTTGCTTGGTAAAAAAATCCATGCAATCAAAATATATTAATAACTCTAAATCAGCGTCGTTAAGATCATAATTTCGACAAGCCCATCGGCGGATTAATCTATAATGCTTTAATAAGTTTAGATCTTTTATATCCTTAGCTTCTATCTTCCTCATAAAACTATCACAACATCTTGTAGTCTGATAACTTGATAATCTTGACCATCAAATTCAATACCATGCCCGGCTGCTTTATCGTAATAAATAACATCAGCTTGTTTTAAGCAGGTAATATCATCACTAACCGAAACAACAATAGCTTCTTTATATCTAATGTTTTCTTTATCTTTTTCTTTTAATAATAAACCGTTTTCTGTTTTTGATAATCCCACCTTCTTTGGAGAGATTACTATATTATTACCTATTGCCTTCATTGATTCTTAAATTATTAATTACACAATCAGTTGACAATATAGTGATAGCTACAGATGCTGCGTTTCTTAATGCACTTTTTGTAACCGACAAAGGATCAATAATACCCGCTTCAATCATATTCACAGTCTTTCCTGTAACAGCATTGATTCCGGTTCCTTTTAAACGTACAGAAGTCATATTTGGTACGTCAATACCAGCATTAGATAATATCGTGTTAAATGGTGCTTTTATTGCATCAAGCAAAGCCCCTTCGCCACTATTGGATCCCGATATTGTTACAGAGGCATCTAGTAATGCAATTCCTCCACCAGGAACAATTCCTTCTTTGATGGCTGCTTTAGTTGCACAAATTGCATCTTCAACTCTATCAGCTTTTTCTTTTAATTCAATATCAGATCCAGCGCCTACTTTTACTACCGCTACTTTAGCAGATAATCTAGCAAGTCTCTTCTCTAATCTAATTACTTCTCCTGGAGGTAAGTTTCCTTCTAACTGTTGTTTCAAGTCATCAATAAGCTCTTGAACTTCAGCAGTAACTTCCCCTACTTGTAATATAGTTTCTGTATCGTCTGTTATTGCTTTTAAACAACTACCTAAACATTCAGGATCAATAAGATCCATATCATCTCCTAAATCTTCGTTTATAATAGTGGCTCCTGTTAATAATGCTAAATCAGATAATGTATCTTTTTTATTGATACCGTATGTTGGTGCATTTATAACATTTACTTTAATATTACCTTTTACTTTGTTCATTGCTAGAGCGGCTAGAACTGTTTGTTCCATGTCTGCAATAATAAGCAACGATCTTTTTGCTTTTATAACATATTCTAAAATCGATTGTATCTGCCTAATTGTTTCAACTGGTGATTCAATAAGCAATACTAATGGATTGTCTAATTCTGCAACTCTTTTATTTGGGTTAGTAATGAAATGTGAATTTACTAAACCTTTATCATATTGAACACCGTCAATAATTTCTATTTCTGTTTCTGCATTTGCTGATGATTCCATCATAACAATACCTGTTTCCCCAACAGCTCTAAATGCATCGGCAATAATTTTACCAAGCACAGGATCATTGTTTGTAGAGATAGTTGCAATGTGATCTATCATATCCCCTGTAACTGGCACTTTAATAGATTCAAGATATTCTATAACTCTTTCAACAGTGTCTTCGATACCTGTTTTTAAGTCTCTTTGACTTATTGTATTTTGTATTGCGTATGCTTCTTTTAAAATCGAGTAAGCTAATAATGTAGCAGTAGTTGTGCCATCACCCGCTTCCTTAACCGTTTTTCTAGCTGCTTCTTTTAATAGTCTTGCCCCCATGTTTTCTACAGGATCCAATAAAATAATACTATCAGCAACAGTTACACCATCTTTTGTAATGATTGGTCTACCTTGTCCATCTTCTAGCATAACGCATTTACCACCGGCTCCTAATGTCGAACTAACTGCTTTGGTTAACTTTGTTATACCGGCAAAAACATTCTTCCTAGCTTCTTCTCCAAAGCTAAGATTCTTTACGATTTCATTCGTCATAATTTAATTGAATTTAATTTAATATATATATTACCTGTTTTAAGCAGAATTTACGCGTTTATGCTCCTTAGTTGGAAATGCATTCCGTCTTTTCTACTCCATGCTCCACCCCATTCAAATCCACAATCAGTGAAGCATTTTACTAATTTAGTGGACATAGTAGGTTCCTTGCCTAATCCATTCCAAGCAGCATTGATATCAATTGCAATTCCCCATGAATGTAAAGATAATGATTTAAGCCCCCTTTTTTTTCTTACATTGAAACAACCGTCCCATGTTTTTAATTCATCTACAAGTCCTCTATCTATTATATTAGACAACGCTTGCATTAGTGGGCCTATTAATATTTTATTGCAGTATAACTTCTTCGGTATAACACCAACTTCTAAATGGGCTGGAACATCCCAAAGCGTCATATACTTTAATTCATTCGTAGTTATAGTTGGGTCTCCCCATTTCTTTAAGCATTCTGCACTTGTAACCATTATTATTTGATTTTAATTTTCCAATATGTACCAAATCCGTATGTAATAGTACCATCAAAACTAACACCTACCGATGCTTGGTAAATATGGTCCTTTTTTGTTTTGTATATAAATCCAGGACTAAAAGCAGTTATGTCATTCCTATTAGCAAAAGCATTAAGCCCCACGTACAATTGTCTCTTAGGTTCTTCTTGTTTAGTAATAGTAATTGTTTTTGTAATTTGCGGAATCTTATAGTTTTTAGTATAAGATCTTTTACCATACAGTTTATTTATCCAAACAGTATCTCTAACTACTATAGTACCAAGACTGTCTAATTTCAATGTATCAGAATACACAGTTCTAACTAGGTGTTCTTTTAAAAGGTTTTGGAATCTAGCCTTGCATGTATCTATAGTTTCGCCAGAATTATATTCTGGTTTGTTTATATGTATGTATTGTTTTTTGAATACTGTGACTTTCTTAATCACCGTATCATGTACATGTTTATAAATAGTATCTGTCTTTACTTCTACAGTGTCCTCTATTGATTCAGCTTTATTACAACTTCTTTGTAACAATAGGACTACTATTAAAGTTAATATTATTGAATATAAAACTTTTAAATGATTTCTTGTCATACCGTTTTTGCTTTTATTAAACGCTCTGCTATTTCGGTAGCTGCTTGAGCCCCTATATATATTGCCGCTACTACTGTCCAATTGTCTGAATCTATGTTCGATGTAAATAAAGCTACCGACGCAATTACAAAAGCCATTAGCTTTCTGCTTACCCATTTAGATAAAAATAAGTCTATTCTTTCCTTTCTACTCATTAGTATGTTTTTGTTAATGTGAATAAATTAGAGTAAATACTATTTGAAGTACTAGCGTTATTAAACTGAGCAGTAATAACTATTTCATTGTTAGATTCTGTATCAAAATCAGTATTGTTCTCTGATACAAAGTTTCTTAAATCTATATTACCATTGCTTTTATTATAATAAAAACTACCTCCGCTAACTATACTAGCGTCCTCTGCTCCTCCTAATGCCCTTATAGTAAAATCAACATCAAGATTCCAATGCTGATCCGTAACAGCATCTAAATCTATCTCACCGGTGTCTCCTAATATACTATAAGAAAAACCATTCCAAGCTTTAACTAGTATTCTTAAAGTGGCTGACCCAAGACAAGATATATGCCCCATTAGTGATGCTCTAAAAGAATCCCCAATATTAAAACCATAAGCTGGTACAGATAAAGAGCCCAATCCAGTCCCAATAAGACTTAATTCGCTATTTGTATTAACTATAATTGCACTATTTGCTGTCTGTGTAAACAAACCATAATTAATATTACTTGGCATATCATTTGTTAAAGCTATAGTTCCAGATTTATTAGGCATTGTGTATTGTCTATTTGCTGTGAAATTCGAAGTAACAAACACCCCCGTAAATGAATTTGCTTTTATACCTATACCTGAATTACTTATATAAGCCACTATATTGCCTATATAATCATAAAAAGTAAATTCGGAATCGCTAACCGCTATAGTAGCATAACCACCATTTGGGATGTCCCATAAACCTAATTCCCCGATACCAGCCGTTTGTAAAGATATATCACCTGATGCTAATACTTGATCTAACGTTGGAATAGGAGCAGCCGCATTTATATATTCTGTCAATGTTTCTAATGAAAAACTTATAGACCTTGGTACAACACCAGGCTCTGTACTGAACCTAGTGCTGATTAACAAGTCTGTGCTTTGTAATGATGTTTGTTTTGGGTAACTATATATTATTGCCATTTATTCTTCTTCTTTAATTGGTGTATATTCAATCCTTTCTAACTCGTTTAATTGGTTGTGGATTGGCTGAAACGGTTCGTATGTAAGTGCATCAAGTGTCATAAACCATTTACCTGCTCCATCTTTTACAAACTCTAATCTACAAGCACCATTTGTGTACCCATTTAAAGCATTGTATTGTTCTGTATTTGGATGTAAAA